TCTTTAGATAAACCAATATAGGTTTGTCCTTTAGGGTTTGTAATCTTATATATTCCTACCATATGTTTTAATTATACATATATGAAAAATATTCAAGACATGCTTATCCATCACAGGCTTGGCAATCGTCAGCTGTACGTGAACCTAAGTCACCTTTAATAACTGAATCTGTTCGTAGATAATATAATGTTTTAATTCCTAATTTCCAAGCTTCCATATGTACCTGATTAATCCACCTTGGGGAATCAGTTGGGTCAAATGCTAAGTTTAAGGATTGTGTTTGGTCAATATAACGTTGACGTGCAGCTGCTTGTTGTACTAAAGCTAATTGGTTTATTTCTGGGAATGTTAGGAATACTGATTTTTCATCTTCAGCTAAGACATCATTAGATAAATTTTGTACTGAGCCATTATCTGCTAAGATTTGATCCCAAACCTTACTACTATTTTTATCTTTTGATTTTAATAATTTTTCTAATTCAGGATTTTTAACAATAAACGTTCCTTTAGCACCATTAAATACATAAACATTTGCTGGTTGGGGTTCAATACCTGCTGAGCAAGCATTGATACGAGAATTTGATACTGTTGGAGCAATAGCTAATAAGTGAGTATTTCTCATACCTGTATTTTTACACCAAAGTGGTTCTCCATATTCAGCAGCTAATTGACGTGAAGCTGCTTCAGCTTTAACTTTAATATCACTGAAGATAGTATGTGTCCAAGCAGTAGAGGCAATTGAGTTAAATGGTAAATTCTTTTGTTGTAAGAATGTGTGCCAACCCATTACACCTAATCCTAATGCACGACCTTTTTTAGCATGTCTATGTGAACGAATCATAGAATCTTTACCATTTGTTTTAACGATAAATTCTTCCATTACACCATCTAAGAAATAAACTGCTGTTTCAATTACATCTGTGTTTTTCCATTCATCATACTTAGCTAAATTTAATGAACTTAAACAACAAATAAATGAATGCTCTTCATCTGTATGTAATGTGATTTCAGTACAAATATTAGTCATACTGACGTCAAGATTATTCATACGATAAGCTAATGGATTATCTTTGTTAATATTATCCTTAAACATAACATATGGTTCTCCTGTCTCTACACGCGATTTAAGAATTTCTAACCACAGCGACATAGCTTCACTATCACGGTCATTTAAACGCTTCATAAACGCATCATCAACAACTACACATTGATGTAGGTTAAGACATTGTCTATTAGGATCGCCTTTGGGTCTACGGATTTGTAAAAATTCTTTAATATCAACATGATTAATATCTAAATTTACGGATGCTGCTCCTCTACGTACTGAACCTTGGTTTGTTGCAATAATAGTTGAGTCATAAATTTTAGCCCAAGGAACTACTCCTTCGGATTGTCCGTTTCCTGTAATGTTTGATCCTCTACCTCTAATTCTTGAGAGGGAGATTCCAACTCCACCTCCGTAAGAGGTAAGTCGCATAAGTTCTGCGTTCGTAAGGCCAATACCTCTGATTGAATCTGGAGTATCGATGCCAAAGCAACTAATCGGTAATCCTCTGTCTGTCCCCGTGTTCGAGAGTACTGGGCTAGCAAGTCCAATCCATCCATTCCAAATGTATTTAAAGAATTTATTTTCTAAGTCAGGGCGATTTAAACGCATCGCTACAGCGTGTGCTACTCTTCGGTATGCTTTTCTAGGTGTTTCACCTGGTAGTAAGTAACCTTTAGAAATAGTTGATAATGCTACTTCATCAAAATATTCGGGATAATCTTTTCCACGTTCCCACTGCGTATAGTCTACTGATAAATTATTGTCCATTGTTTATTAAAAAATTGATTCGTCCCAAGTTATATGACCTTTTGAATAATTAGTTACACGATTTGCAAAGAAATCAGTATGTTGTTTACCTGCTGATAAGTGATCAAACCATTTCATTCTTTCTACTGCTTTTAAATCTATATTTGAAATAATTGGTTTGTATCCTAAATCTCCTAATTTAGTATTTACTCTATTTTTAATAAAGTGCTCTAAATCATATTGTGAACAACCTTCTAAATCACCAAGCTCATAAATCTTATTAACAAAATCAAGCTCAAGTTTAAGAGAAAGTAATGCTGCTTCATTAATAGCTGCTTCAAGTTCTTGAGTTTTGAGTTTAGGATTTTCTTGAACTAATGTTCTAAATAACCAACATCCAGCTTCGGAGTGGAGAGACTCATCACGAATAGACCATTCAACAATTTGACCAACACCTTTAAGTTTATTACGCATTTTAAAGCTTAATAATACTGCAAATGAAGAGAATAAATTGACACCTTCTGTAAATGCTGAGAAAATTGCTAATGATTTAGCTACTTCGTGCCAATCTGTTTCACCTTGAAAACTATCTCTTACATTCATTAAATTCTGGATTTTGGCCATTGTAGCTTCATCTTCTAGGAATTCATCAAAGTTATCAAGACCTAATGTTTCGTTTAATAATGAATAAGCTTCAGCATGAATTGTTTCAAAGGCACCAAATGTAGTAGCCATCATAATAATTTCAGGTTTACGGAACCATTTTGTTACTAATCCTGACCAATAATCATTTACAACAGTTTCAGTTTGTGCAAATCCTTTTAAAATAGAACCAATAATATTTTTTTCAGTTTTATTTAAATTTGAATTCCAATCTGTTAAATCAGACATCATTGGTACTTCTGTGTGTAACCAGTGTGCTTGTTGTTGTTTAAGCCAGTAATCAGCTGCTTCTTGGTACTCAAATGGTTTGTATACTAACCGGGGTTTTGTAATATTTGTCATAATTTTAATTAGGAATTGAGTTCGAAAAATTTGTTTCTAAGTTCTTTTTTGTCCATGGTATCAATTGTATTAAAGGATTGGAAATTTGATTTTTGGGAAGTTGTTTCTTCCTCATCATCCTCCATACGTTCAGAAACTTCAAAATGGCCTGTTGATGTATCTGCTTTAACATTAAAGCTCATTCCATCCATACCATATCTGTTTTTCATAATGTGAAATCTTCCTGTTCCGTTAACTTTATCTTGACGTTTTCTTGATAAGGATATAGCAACATCAGTAACCATCATTTTATCGTATGATCCTGCTGCTTTATCTCCTTCAATAATATCGTCTTTTGCACCTGCGCGATTTACTTGAGATACAGACCAAACTGGTAATTGTAAGTCTTTAGCAAGTGCTTTAGTGCTAATATAAATATCATCTATCTCATCTTTACGCTCACGGTTTGTTCTTTTTGAACGAAGAAGATCTACATAATCAATAATAATCAAATCTGGTTTAAAATCTTGATCAATACATTTTTTAATGTGTGATTCAATAGTAGAAATTGATGCTTTACCTGGGGAATATTCTTTAATAATTAATTGTCCTTGTAAATCAGCAATTACTTCTTCTACTTTAGATCTATATTTTTGTTCAGAAATTTTATTTACGGGAATATTAGTAAAATAAGCATCATAACGACGACCTACATAATCTTCACCTAATTCTAATGTATAATGTAATACATTGTAACCCATTTTAACAGCATAACCACCTAAAGCAATTAATGTCCAAGATTTACCACCCCCAGGATTACCAAATATTAATCCAAAATCACCATTACCTAAACCACCTTGTAATAAATTACTAAATGCATCCCAAGGGCAAGGTACTACAACTCTATGATCTTCTCTATAACGAGATTCAACTTCCTTATTATACTCATGTCCAACATTTTTGTCTTGACCCGATTTTAATGCGTTATCAATTAGTGAACGGATAGTATCATAATCTCCGGCATTAAGGAAATTAACGCTGCTTAACAACGCTGTTTTTAATTGTTGATTTTTACAAAAATTAGAAAATTCTTCTTCAACATACTTTAAATCTTCATCTGATGATTTATAAGCTTCACGAAGTTGCTCTTTAACGGCTACTTGAAGTACCTCGTTATCAATTTTCTTCAATTCTACTTTCAACACATCCATTGAAGGACAAGTATGGTATTTTTGATAATATTTTAGGATTTCTTTAATAACCCATTTGTGTGCTTGGTTATCAAAATACTCTTCACTAAGAACATCATGGATATTCAATAAGAATTCCTTATGTGTTAATAGTGAGGATAGTACTTTGATTTGAAAACTGATCCCATATTGGGATAAATTGCTTAATGTCATATAACTTCTTATTTAAAACTGCTTAATACTTTAAAAGTGTCTTTAATCCAAAACTCTACATTCTTGATTAAATGGCCTAAACCATCATCGTGGTAAAATCGTAAAAACGTTTCACTATTCAAAGCTAAATTATCTTCTTCGGAAAATTCTCTTAAAAATTCTTTATCATTATCGTCTAATAAAGGTTTTTTAAGGTTCATAATTTTATAATTTTGCTCTAATCTATCTCTTTCAAAAGCGATACGAGCATAAATAACATGTTCCTTATGTTTTTCTTCTGCAATTTGGAAAATGTCATCTAAGGTTAGTATATCAGTAGATAGTTCAGGAAATTTTTTCAATAATCCCTTAGCACCTAAACCTTTTATACCTGCTATTTTATCTGAGTTGTCACCCAGTAACATTTTGTATAGGATAAAGTTATCTGCTAATACACCAAATTTTTCTTTAACTGTGTCTTTAGTATAATATTCTCTTTCTATCGGACGATACACAATAACATTGTCGTTAATCAGTTGTATAAAGTCTTTATCCGATGATACAATGAAACATTTGGAATTATATGTTTTTGGTAAAATATCACTATAATACGCTATAATATCATCTGCTTCTGCTTTATCAATAGCAACCGTTTTAACAGGTAAACATTTTAGATAATGAGCAATTCGAACAATTTGGTTGATCTTAGCATCATCTTCATCTTCTAGGTTTTCAAATACTTCCCAATTTGTAATTCGGGTTAAGTTACGACCTGATTTATACTCGGGGAGTAGGTTCTTCCTATTTGTGGAAGAACCAATTCCATCGAATACTACAAATACTGAAGTAGGTTGTATTTGATTAATTAAGGATCCTAATGAACGCATAAAACCACCTAAACCACCAACATGTGCTCCTTGGGAATTTACAATATTCATCATCGCAAAGTTCCTAAAAAAGAGATTTAATCCATCAATTAAAAGTACTCTATCATACTTGTTAGCTGATACACTGTCATTCTCCTCAACTACACTGTCAAGAAGTTTAAATAGTTCATTTTTCTTCATATTAATCCGGTTCTTGTGTGAAGATATTTTGTGATTCAAATGAATCATTTTCTTCAAAAATATCAAAATCCATACTTCCAAGTATTTTCATCCATTCAGATGCGTGTGCATCTTTATATGTTTTAAGTTCCTTATCAGTATCGTTAATGAATCCGTGTGGAGTCATAATGATTTTTCCTCTTGATTGAACACCATTGATGTGATTTTTATCAATCTGGATGTTGGTTCGTTTAGCAAATTCAACTTGCTTACCATCTTTAATCGCTTTGATTTTAGATGTACCAGCATTTGAAATATTACCAAATGTTACTACAAATGTAGCATCAAACCACATTGCAAATCCACCTTTGTTCATTAACTTTGGTTGACCCATTGGTACTTCGGCTTTTGCTGTCCAAACTTTATTTACACATACTAATGTATTAGTGTAAGGTGAAGACTCTTTACGTGATAATGTCATTTTTTGGTTAACATTATTACCAAATTGTGTGCTCATTGCACCTGCATTCCATTCATTATTATTTTTATTTGAACGAACGGATAATTCACAAGGAACCGAACCGATTGAGTCCCATAAGAACAACAAATCGTAAGGTAAATTGCCTTTTTTCTGTTCATCTAATAAATCAAGAATAAAAGCAGCTACATCTTCAATAGTGTGTAATGTTTCACGGTCAACGTAAATAAAATTACCTTCGTAATTTAGGACTTCACCTGTTGTTTCATCTACAATTTCGTTTACTTGTAACCCCATTTGGGTAGCATGCTCCCAATTCCACTTCATTTCGGTAATAATGAACACAGGTAAAACTTTCATTTTTTGAGCAGACACTGCTGCTTCAATCATTGCAGTTGTCTTACCTGTATCACTATGACCTCTAAGAAGTATAATATGGCCCATAGGAATGCCGGGTACGGATGTTACGTCCTGAAATGCAGGACTAAGAGGGATCCATCTTTGCTCTTTAAATTTTACATTTGAATTAAGCATTTTCTTCTCTTTAAACTTAGTCAAATCGAAATTTGATCTAAGTTCAGAGGATAGAGCAGCCGTAAGCGATTCGCTTTTTTTACTTTTAGCCATAATATTTTTTTAATTAAAAGGGTAAGTCGTCGTCTTCTTCATCAAATAATGAATCAAACTTATCTGCTTTGCTTACTTTAGCAGCTGCTGGGGTTTTGATAGAATAAGTTTTTCCAGTTGATTGTGGAGCTACTTCTTCTTCTTTTTCATCATCGATGATAGCACCTTCTTCATACTCTTCTTCAGGAGTTAAATGTTCTTGAAGTGCTTGCTTCATATCGTCGAATGAATGCTTTTTAAAGACTTCCATTGGGTTAGGTTGGTTTTCCAACAACGCTTCAATTTCAGCTTTATCAGCTGCCAATGCTGTCTCTCTAACTTTAGGCATAATAGTAGTCTTGTTGTAGTTTGTACCTGTTACTTCAGGACCTACTGTTGTTAACGTAATGTCTCGACCGATCATTACATCTGTAAAATCTCCTACGTCCTCATTATCAGCAAGGTTCAAGAAATCCATGTACAACTCTTTACCGAACTGCCATAACTTAACACCTTCTGCTTCTTCGCCACGTACTACTACGGGAACGAAAATACGCATTTTAGGATCAAGTTTTTTAGCCAAGCGCCAGTTTTCTTTGTCACTTGTGCTACGCAATTGTTTTGCGAATTCTACAATAGGATCTTTCTCACCCCAGTTGATTGGAGACACCATAGTGTTTTTACCAATACCGTAATGGAAATACATTTCAGTAAACGGATTCTTCTTATTGTACTTAGATGGTACAACTCGAACAATTTGTTTACCTACAGATGGTTTCCAAAAAACGGATTTTTTCTCTCCACCGCCTTTACCAGCGGATTTTGACTGCATTGCAGACAGTCTGTTTTTCATTTCATTTAAATCCATAACTAATCATTTTATATTTATAACGTGAATATACTAACAATTTAGTGAGATACCAAATTATAGTTCTACAATCTTGTAAACTTTTGTATTCAATTGTTTTAAGTCTCCATTTTGGGTTAGGAGAATACAATTTTGATAGTGTTGCCAATTTACTCTAAAGGCAACATCAACCACTCCACCATTTAATTTTTTAATTAAATCATTTAGGGCGTTAATTGTATATAAGGTGTTGGTTTCTTTTTTCCTATGTACTAGAATAGTATTCACGGGAATATTATTAATATTTCCTTGATCTACATTGTATGTAATAACATATTCATTTGTGCTTTTAACAAAAAGGACAAACATTTTATTATACATTATAGTGTATGTATCTGAAATACTAGAAACCATTTCTTCTAGTACATCTTCTGTAACGAACGTACAAAATAACTTATTGTTCAAATCTTTATAATTTAATTGAGTTTTCTCCCAATAAATATTATGATGATTATTCAAAATCGTAACTGCTTCCATGCTTAACCTTTATTTGTAATTTTTTATTTTTAAAAATGTTTTCTATGTCATTTAATAAATTTTCACTTTCGTCATAATCTAGTAAAAAACTGTCATAAGTATATAATACCAATTTAGTGTTTTTACCTCTTAACAATTTATTTAACTCCGTTAATATACAAACATTCATTGAAGTTTCCAAATTTTGTAATATATAATTAAACAACTTTTGTGGATTCATATTTTCCAACTCGCTCTTTTTAAAGCAATAACCTGAAATTGGCACAGAAACTTGTCCCGAGTTATTAAACTCATTCCAGTTGTTATCAATAAATTTCTTTACTTGTTGAAAAAATTCAAGGTGCTCATACTCTTTAAATACGCCTCCGTATAGTTGCTTAAACGTGAGTTCTTTGGCTTCTTTATAGCTCGTCCCATATAGGTCCGCGAATGCTTGGTGGACATCCACATCGCCAAAATCATAGGCAACCAAACGACTAGCGAGATGAGGATGATATGCACTAATATCGTATTCCACAAACCCATGACTCGGTATAAAGCTTCTCCTTGAACCATTATCTTTGTTTAATGCGGCAAAATTAAGGCCATTAAAAGTGTTACTTGGTCTACGTGTAGTTGTAAATAAGTTATAACTGGTGTAGACTTTACCATCACTGATTGAGTAGTGAGGATTGATTTGGCTAAAATATTCATTAAAAACTGTTTCATCTATGTTTATTCCATTTTTTTCGATTCCAAAGAATGCGATTGTTGATTTATTATTATAAAAGTCAAAGTACGTAGGTAAATCCTGTGTAAAATGTGGTTTTACCTTATTATAAATATTTTCACATACTTCATAATGCTTAACTACCGGAATTATTTTATTTATTTTTAGATTGTCCGGATACTTGTTATAAAAATATGTGTGGGTTGGTGTTTGATCTTGTATATACGGAGGAATGAGTATGTTTATATCGCGCAGGCCCTTAATTTGAAAGTAATATAGCGCATTCTTCTTGTCACGCACCCATAGACACTCAATTGACGTTAATAACGCGTTTACTAATGTTGTACTTACATTTAATGTCTCACTATGGTCAATACATAACATAAAACCTTTTGATTCATTAGACGGTCTAAAATACACTAAAGATACATTATTTAAAGCAGAATGTATTTTATCGTGATGTGGAATTATCTCCACAAATGCTTCTTTGTATTTTTTATTTATAAGATGCTCAACCTGTTGTTGAGTTTCGATTAACCAAAACATTTATAACCTATTTTGTATGTAATATACAATGGTTACTTCATATCTCCAAACTTGCGTTGGGTGGAATTCATATGATTATCTGGGGTATTATGTTTTGGGTCTTTATCATTCATTAATGAACTTAAATCTTTATTTTTATCAGTACCTTGATAGAATTTGATGTAATTTTCGTTTAAAAATTTAGATAATCCCTTAAAACCATTTTTTTCTTCTAATCTAACTATGTTTCTGTTAGTTTTAAATACATTTTCTACATTTCCATTAATTTGCCAAGGCAAAGAAATTACATTGTATAGTTCCCACAAATATTCACTATTATGTTGTGCTAAATTTTCAAATGTAGATTGATCGGTTTCTATAAAGGTTGTATCGTTTGCTTGTTTAGCAAAATATCTTGTAAAATATCCTACTTGATAATCTTGTTGGGATGGTTGTGGATAATATGGGGTAGGAACTTTTCGAGAAACATATTGTTCTTTTAAGTTTTGGGTATAGTTTCCTAATTCTGTTAAAGTACTAAAGTTAGGTGCTTGTTTAGTACGAAGTAGATCTGATGATTGTTGGAAATCTTTTAGATCTATTAATAATTCAGGATATCTTAATGCTTGAGGGTTTTGACCAACAAATCTATCTCCAGTTGATAATTTATAATAAGGACCAACATATGAAGTAAAATCAGATGAACGAATTAATTCTCCATTGGAAAATAAATTGGTTTGGATTTTTGATTTTGGATAATACGGCATTATGTTTTAACTTTTCTATTTGAACTGACTGTAAGACTTTCAATTTTTGTAGTCCATTCATTATTACCTATAGTATGAGATATACCTTTAATTAAAAAGTTAATTACACCTCCTTGGTCTCCGGATCTATAACTATATGGTAGAATTTCTTCTGTGATTGAAAACCGTTCATAGTTTTTCATTCCTGATAATCCTTTCATGTTTAATGAAAGATTAAAGGGGATAAAAAATGGAGAAGATGCTTTACCTTCTATAGCATCATTACCTGTTAAATATAATGATATATCTCTATTTGCTGAGCGAACATTATCTACTGTATCCGTAGCAAATTTTCTACTTTGGTAAAGACTATTAACTGCTTTTCCTACATATTGGATGTTAGTTTTAAATAATGCTTTTGGATCTAATTTACCAGCTTCGGCACCTTCAATACTACTTTTATCTAATTTTATAGTCATTAATCGATCTGTAAATCCAACATTTAGTTTAGATAAACCTGTTGCATTTTCACCTACAACATTTCCACCTGCTTGAGCGGAAATTGTAGCCATTGATGCCATATTGGGAGGTAATTGAACTTGAAAATCAACATTAGTTATAAAACTACCTTTAGGTATATCATTTGTTCCTATTCCATATACTTGGAATACACCCATTTTATTATTTTTTCTTTCAGCTTCTAAAATTAAATTTTCAACATTATCTAAACTACTACCTTCAATAATTTTTAAAGTATTATTTTCAGAATCAAATACAGGTTCTAATTTATTTACATTACCTAAAACATCATTAACTCCATCTAACATAGTTGTTAAAAATTTAAGTAAGTTAGTTTTACCATTAACATCTGTGTTTTTATCTAAACATCCTGCTATATAATCAATATTAACAAATATATTCATTAATTTACCCGCATAATCATTATTGTTAACAAAATATCCGGGAATTTCTTTAGTAAGAATATCCCATGAAGTATTTTCATCTTTGTATTTACTTGGAATAACACATACTCTAGGGTCTGAAGAGAATTGGGATGGGAATCTTAAACAAAAATTATATTCAGAACTAAAATCAATTGTAAAAATAGGGTTTCCTAATTTTTTATTATCCATTCCAGCATCATCACCTGCTTTTTTAGTAGGATCATAATAAAGAAGATTTTCTTGAATCCATTTTAATAAATAACCTAATCTTACATAATAAAAATTTAAATTTAAGGTTGAAGCTCCTGTAGAGGTGGGATTTGAAGAATTGGCAACAAATGTTAGTTTTAAAAGATTATCTTTATCTAATCCTTTACTAGCTTCTTGTCTCCAATTATATAACTGTAAATTTAAAGCTGTTTTGTTTTTTGATTCTACTGAGGTTTCCGGGGATAATTGAGCAATTTCTTCTTCTTTAGCTACAGATTGCAAGGCGCCTTCTAATGCTTTAAGTTCAGCATCAGCTTCAGCTTGACTTGCTTTAGCAGTATCTTCAGCTTTTGCTGAATTTCCTTTTAAAATAGATAAATTATTTAATGATTTTATTAAAGTTCTAAGGGATGGAATAATAGGTGTTAGTTTAGCTACAAGTGCAGCATTACCTTCGGGGCCAGGACCAGCTTCTGTTATAAATGCTTCTATTTCAGGGATTGCTTGTTGAGCAGTATTAGCAAGTCCTTTAAGATCGGAATTAGTGTTAAGGTTATTAAATTGGGCTAAAATTGAAGCATTAATTAAAGTTGAATTTTCAAATAAAGGTACTGATGTATCATTTGTGTTTTTTGCTGTTGTAAAAGCAGTAGAATAGTTTTGACTTATTTTTTGAGCAAGTTTAGATGAATTATAAGAAACAAGTGCATCTTCAAATCCTTTATTAACTGCCTCAGCCGCTAAAGGGGCTTTGGTTTTCTTATCTGCAATTTTTGTTTTTTGAGAATCAATTGCTGATTTTTTCTTAGTTCTAACTTGTGTTGGAGTTGGATCTTTTTTTAAATTAGCAGCATTAGTTGTATTAACTTTAAGAGTTTCAATAATATCTCCTAAACCTATTAAATTTAAATCAATATCATAAGAACCATCATCATTAAATTTCCAAGTAAAATTAGTTACTTTACCTAACATAGCATCATAATTATAGCATTCATCAATTCTTTGTTTTTTAATTGCTTTAATTATGTCTTGTTGTGTAGTACCATCTTTAAAAAATAATTTAAAAGGTTCAGTTGCAAATTCTTTTCTTTCTCTTAAAGGAGTGATTGTTGGATTATTAGGATCGGGTGGACTTGGGGAATTTTTAGAATCTAACCAAATATTGTGACCCCATTCTAAAAGCATTGAATAACCAATTCTAAAATAAAGAATATCAAAAATTTGTAATTGTTCTACGGAATAAACTTTAATTTTTACTGATGCTTTTGCTAGTGCTCCTCTATTATAAAAACTTACATCTGCTGAGATAATTGAAGGCATAGGAACAAACCCTTTTGAAGAAATACCTCCCCAACCATAGGCTGCTATAGTTCCTATAGGATCATTTTCTTGTCCACTATTATCTCCATAAACTCCAAATTTAATAGCGGGACTTAAAGAATTATTAACACCTACTGTACCACCAAACAAAATGCAAGATTGGGCTAATTTATTTCCAGTAAGATTTTCATTAATTTTTCGTTCTTTAAGTTGGTTTTTTCCAGCAGATAATAAATCATTTGTTACTTTTTCTTGTGTTGCAGTATCTTGGATTGTACTTCCGGAAACTTGAATTTCTATAAAGGTTGGAGTTGTTCCTATACTGATTGATGATGCTAATCTTAAAAATGCATTGCTATTATTCCCATATACTAAATGAGAATCTGTTTTATATCTAGTTCCAAGAAAATTTTGTCGAGTTTCTATTTGATTAATAACTTCTTCATCAAAAACTTGGCCGGTGATGTTTCCATTTTTTGCCATATTATATTCTATTTATTGTATTAAAAAGGGTTTTTGCAAGTGATACATTATAAGGAATTCTTATTTCTTCTCCAACAGGGATAAATAGGGAATTTTGTGGCATTATATCAGGATTTCCTGATGAAATAATCCACCATAAATTTATATCACCGTAAAATTGTTGAGCTAATAAATCTAATCTATCCCCTTCAGTAGTAATAACATAAATATCATTAATATCTTTTGGTAATTCAGGATATCTAGTACTTCGTTGAATAGGGAAAATTTTATTTCCTTCTGCTTCTGAAAATGGGATTAATGGTGTATTATTATATCTACTCATTATACATTAGTTTGAGAAGAATTTTGAACATTTTTATATCCTCCAGCATTATTACTAAAAGGTGATTTTTTACCAAATGTTATAAAAGGAGCATTAACATCATTTCCATTTCCTGAAGTAACATATTTCTCGCTAACTGTTTGAGGAATAAAATTATGGATAGGAGTAAAGTTAATACTACCAAGATCAATTAACTTAGGCATAGCGTATCCGTTATATATTTGATTACCATCTTTATCAAATACTGGGCCTGTGGTTGGGTTAGGACTAGTAGATGTTGCTGAAAAGGATGGAAGAGGATTAACTCTAACACCTTGGTCATTATAAGGAACTTCCCATCCTGCCTCATCATCTTGTGCAAATGTTACTCCTTTAATTATACCTGGGAGATTAGTAATGTAATCTCCAATAGTAAGTTTAAATAAATTACCTCTCATAAAACCTGCTTCTGTATAGTCTGGGGCCATTAATGATGCTAAGTAATTTAATTTACTATAAACAGATGACTGTTCCAAACTAGAAAGAACAGGAACTTTAAGACCAAAACTTATTTCTCTACCAAATCCATTATATGAATAAAAATCTTCTCCTCTACCCATATATTTTGTGTTTTTCCAATCTGCTGTATAGCTGTCAGATAAACCGCTTATGTAAGCTCTAAAATGAATATATGTGTTAAGACCTGAGCCATCATTATTTATTTTAACAAAATAAACGGGTACGGTATCTGTTAGATATTCTCCCTTTGGACCATCTTTACTTTGGTATAAAGGACTTACAGTAATTTTATCTACTCGTTGAGATTTTTTAATACTTAATTCTCTTTTATTTTTAAAAGTTGCTGCTTCACCATAAGTGCCTACACGATTAAAAGTAGGATTTAATCCAAATGTAAAAGTATTTCTTAAATGGATTCCTGTGGCTGCTAATGCTGTATTTGCAACATATGAAGCAGGATTAATAAATTGCCATTTTGAAACATTATTACCATATTGTCTAATATTTTGGGTAATTAGTAATGCTTGTTCTTTAGCAAGAAATTGTAAACCTTGTTCACTAATTAAAAATTTACTTATTCGTTCAGTATCTTGAAAAGTAGATTTAGTTAAAACTCCTTGACCTCTATATAAACTGTCAATAAAAGTTTTAGAAGATTGAGAACTATCTAATGAGGGAAGAGGAGTAGTTACTAAAGGTTTAGGATTCGATCCATTACCGGAAATACCTGCATCACCAGGAGTTCCTGCTCGATAAGGTACTGCTCTAAGATCATAAGCATTTCCTTTTCCGCTATCATGCTTATAGAGATCTCCATTAGCATAATACTTAAAGGAAGCAGGATCGGTAAGGAGTGTTACTAAACCCATTAATAATTACTTAGGTTGATTATCAATATATTTAGGTGGAGTTTGTCCATCTAAATCTAATTTAGATTTAGTTTTAAAATCTTTTTCTAATCTTGATTTTTGTTGATTTTCAATTTTTGGGGTTTGTCCAAATAAACTCAACGCGCTTGCCTTTAATAAATCTAAAATTGTCATGGTTTTTTTTTGTTTATAAATATTGAAAAATAAAAATTATTGTTGTTTAAAGTTACCAAGTGCTAATGCTTGGCCTACTTTTTGTCCATCTAAAGTTACTACTCCACCTCTTTCAACTGCTGCAATAAGTCTATCTATTTTAGCTTCTAAAGCTTGAGTATTAATATTCATAGATTTATTACTATTAAGAGGAACTACGGCTTCAGGACCTGCTTCACCAATTAAGGCATTTGTTGGTTTTGTAACAATACCACCTTCTGCTAATTTAACTTTAGGGAATTCAACTAAAGGGATTGTATTACCACCAAATCCAGGAACAAAATCTAACATTGCATTTATTGCTCTAACAGGTACATTTAACATGTATGAGAATACACCTAAAACTAGATTTATAAGTCCATTTGCTATGTTTTTTAACCCATCTGCTACTGCTGAAAAATCTCCTTTAAGAATTCCACCAATAATTTTAGCAACACCCATAAAGAGTTCTAAAACTGGTTGAAGAATAGGCATTAATGATTGAAATGCTTGTACTAAAATTGGGACTAATATTTTAGTTAATTCAATTATAACCTCTAAAATTGGTTTTAAAATAGGCAAAATTAGATTTAATATTTCAGTTACTAAAGGCATAAACGCTTTAATAATATCCATTACTATTGGGAGAAGCATTTGAATTAACTCAACAATTACTGGGAGTAGTTGTTTGGCTACATCTGCAAACATTGCTACTAATTTAATTAATATAGGAACCATGGATTTAAAAGCATCAGCTATCAGAGGTAATAAATCTTTAGCAGCATTTGCTAACATTAATACTATAGGTGATATACTTTTAATCAAACCAGCAATAATAGGACCTAATTGTATAAAAATAGAAGCAATTATTGGTAGAAACTGTTTAGCCATGTCTACTACAACTTCAAGTATAGGATCTAATGCGGTGAATATAGCATCAATAACAGGTCTTAAACTTTTAAATATATCTTTTATTACTGGGAGGAGTGTTTCTACTAATTCTTTTATAATTGGAGCTAAATGTTCAACAATAGGGGTAATAAATTCAAGTACTAATGGACCTAATTCTTTAAATGCTTCTACTATTGGATGAATTAATTCAAATATTTTTGCGAATTGGTTTGCTCTTGCTTCTTCAGCAGCTGCTAATCTTTCAGTTACAGAGGCTGAGGATTGCATTGCTGCAACACCTTGTTTTTGTGAATCTAATAATTGTTGGTTTTCGGAAACTGCTTCTTTTTGACCAACTAACATATCTGCCATTTGATCAACATTCATACCTAAAGCTTTTGCAGTAGCTTCTTTTTGTAAAGTATTCATTTTTTCAAATCTAGCAGCATCAATACCTTGTTTATTTACTTCTTCTAGTACCCCAACTAAATCTCCTGCTAATGCTTTTTTTCTTGCTTCTTCAAGATTTAATTCTTGACCAGTAAGCAATTCAGCTTCCATTTCGGCTGCTATTGAATCTTCAATATTTAATAAAGAATCAGCAATACCTCTAATATTATTTAATTCCATACCTAATTTCTTAGATTGGATAAATGCTTTAGTTAATCCTTCGGCTGAACCTCCCATGTTGAGTTTAATAACATTAGAGATTTTACCTACACCTTCCATAACTTCTTTTGTGCTAACATTTACTTTTTGAGTTCTAATAGTCTCTTGTGCTGTTCTAGCCATAGCATCTGCTACTTTACCAGCATCTTCACCTGTTAATTTAGATAATCTATGAATATCGGCTAAATTTTCAGCTGACATTCCTGCAAATACGTTTAATCTCATAAAAGTATTTAATGTACTTTGAGATAATTTTTCTGTTCCTTTTAAGGAACCATATATCTGAGTCATTGATTGGGTAGCAGCACCACCTGTAATACCCATAGCTCCACCAACTGCTCTAGCTTCACCAGCTAATTCATTTGCTTTGCCTTGAGCTACACCTAATGTTCTAGCTACTTGAACATTTTCTTCACTTAATCTTTTTGCTGCTTCTTCTCCTTTTTCATAAGCATTTTTTATCATTGATATAATAGCTATGGGTCCTAAAGCTGATTTTAGGGCAGCCCCAAAAGCCGCAACTCCTACTTTCATTTTACCAAAAGTACCTAATGCTTTTTTACCACCATCCGTTAATTCATATGATAATTCTTTTGCTTTTTCACTTGCGGCTTCTAAACCTAAGTTTTTCCCAACTTCACCTAAACCCATTTTTGATAAAGCCCCTGATACTCCGGTAATTGCTCGACCAAATGTACCCATCCCCTTATTAAGATTTTCTTGGCGTTTTTGTTGTTCTTCTAAATATACTTGATTTTCTGATAAAACTTTGGAAGTATCTTTTAACAACATGTATTGTCTTTCTTCAGATGACAAGTTTGCTTTTTGAGTTGATAAAGACTTTTGGCGAGTCATTACTTGTTGAGATAATTTATCAGCTGCTTCTTTAGCACCTTTTACTCCTTGAATTTCTTGATCTCTTAATCCCTTAAGTATTTCTTTAGATTTATTTAAACCTTTTTCTTGGTTAGCAATAAATTGAAGTTTCTTTTTTCCTTCTTCTCCAATTTCTTTTTCAATTTGGAGTTGTTGTCTTCTTGCTTGGTTTTGAAGTTTTTCATTTTTTGCTAAATCTCTACTTACATCTTTTAATGAAGAATATTCTGATGCTAAATTTTGTGTAAGTGAAACAGCTTGTTTTGTTAAATCTACTGATAATTTATCTGTGGTATATTTATCTTTTGAAGTTTTATATAAAAAGGACATTTTATCATTTAAAGCTCCAACTAAACTTAATTGTTCAGCGAGAGCAGCATTGTTTTCTTCAATGTTCTTTTTTGATATTTCCTCTTTTTTAGCCATTAACTGTTAAATATATGTTATAAATATTAAAAGGCACCAAAATTTGATGCCTTTATAATAATTATTTTAATTTACTTTTATCTGGGTTTACCCAATCTAATGCTGTGCGATTAGATGACTTACCTGTGTTTTTATTAGCTTCACTTTCTTTAGCTAAGGATTCGGATATAAAATTATATGTTGCATTTCTAAGCCATACAGGCATGTTATAAACGGTATCATAATCATATCCACCCTTTCCATAAAATAAAATTTCATGGATTATTCTAAACAATGAAAGTCTATACTCTTGCGTCAGGCCAAAAAAACTGGACCTGTAAAGGAATAGCTACCTCCTCTTCGCTATTTTCACCTTCGTATAAAAAAGTCATTTTTACATCAGGGTTAATTGATTTAAGATAAACTCTAAAAGCAGAAGCATCTTTTGCTAAAAGATAATTATCTATAAACTCTCTAATTGTTTTTTGATCTTCATCTTCGTTTACTGAAGAAATTTGATGTTTTAAACGGGTTGAAAGTTCAGCAGAATTATTTTTATTAATACGTTTAAGTCCTTTTACTTCAGCATCAATATCTTTTTCCATTTTTCCTGTAAGTAATTTAAAAGTTATTTCATTTTGAGAATGTGGTAAAATATATTTAAATAAATTAACTCCTTTTTCAAGAATTAAGGATTCATCTAATTCAACCGATGGAAGCTCTGCAAGATTAACTGTGATTTCTTCATTATTATAGGTAAAAGAATAATCTTTACCATACCCTAAAACGCGAGCTGCTACTAATATAGCGTTTTTATCTCCAAGAAATAAATCTTCATAATTAAATTTAGTAACCAATAAAGATTGAAGTAATTTATCAATTACAATACCTTGTTTGATATAATTTTGATTAGTAAGAATGTCTTCTTCTTTAGCAGTCATGTATTTCATTTCAACTTTACCGCTTGATAGAGGATGTCCTTCAGGGTATAATAAACCTTTTGAAGGTAATTCGATTGTTTCCGTAGGAAATTTGATTTTGCTGTCCATAATTTTTATTTAGTATAACTTTGTTGTCGTATATAAATATATGAAAAAAAAGGAAGCTCGCAAAAAATGCGAGCTTTCTTAGATTATTTTTAAAAATTTATTAGAAATTCAATACACAATAATCAGGTTGAACTACCATTGTAAGATTTACTGCTGTGTCTGCTGTGTCCCAGTTATATTCACCGAAGTTAGCACTTGTGATAAAACATCCTTTTAAAATCCATTCTGATACGATGTCACCTACAGGTCCTAATACGTTAAATGTTAAATCTTTCTTATACATATCCGAATAACCATCACGTCCTGTTACTGATTCGTGGTGTAAACGTACCCATTCCATTACTGCTTGAGCTCCGGAGGGAGTAATAGGATCAAACAATGTAAATGTAATAGGATCCCATTTAGTCATACCTTTAACATAACGTTGAACGTTAATATGGTTTAATTGAACTGTACCTGAGTTTACCGTAATAGCACTTACACCTTTAATTTCGTATGAAGGAATACCATCAATATACATGATGAATCGGTTCGCCTGTTTTGGTTCAAACGCGGTGAAAAATATTTCGTTAGAATCTAATATTGCCATTTTGTTTATTTATTTAATTTTGTTATAAATATTTAATTTTTAAATTTCTTATCCAGGGAATGTTGCACCTGTTGGTAAGATGTTGAAATCCAAGTAAATAAATTCGGCCGTTTTGGTTGGTTGAATATAAATTTGACCTACCATTTGGTTTCTATCGATTACATCTGCTGGGTTGTTACTATCGTCCATAATTACTTTAAAAGCATACAAACCTTGTTTTTGTTGTACTGTTTCCAAGTATGGGTTTACGGATGCTAAAAATGAATTTCTTGTAGCGATTGTATTTTGTTCGAATACTAAGTTTTGAGCTACTTCTGAAATGAAATTTTTAAGAGCAATTAACAAACGACGAACATTTACACGATCTAAAGCTGATGCTTTTTTCTGTAATGTTTTTTGACCATATACTACTACTCCGTTTGCAGGGAATGTAGCTATTGGGTTTACAGCTCCTATATAAAGATTATCGCGTTGGGTTTGAGTTAATTTAGTTTCTGCTTTAACTACAAGATTTAAACCACCTCTATTAATACCTGCTGGTGCAAACCATGGCTCAGATACTGTATCATTGTAAGCAAATACACCAGGAATTACTGTTGATGCTGGGATCCATACTAATTGTCCTGAATCTGGTTCAACGATTTGAACCCAAGGCCAATATGAAGCTGCATATGAAGTATTTCTATTTCCTGCTTGTGTAGTTGCTGAGGATACGGTTGAACCATAAGGTACTAAATCTGCTATAAAAATATTATCACCTCTATTTTGAGTATTATTGATAATAGTAGTCATTTGAGCACCGTAGTTAGTATCGGAATTATATAAACCAGGAGTTACTAATACATTAAATTTATAAGCATCTTGGTTAGACATTAAATTAATTGAATTTGTATAATTAAGAGCTATTAATCCTTGAGTATTAGAAGTATTGATTGTATCATAAAAATTAGCTCCTGCTTTTAATGTACCAACAGCACTACCAAATGATCCACTATTACTAGCAGGCATAAAGGCAGCATATGCTGTAGTTGGATATCCACTATTGTCAAAATAGTTAGGCATTAAGAAATCTGAATCAATACTAGATACATAAACATATTTTGAATTACGTTTGTAATTACCTACAGTTTGTACTGAAAGAGAAGATGTGTTATATACATCGTATTGATCCCCAATTACTTTAGAAATAAAGTTTGGTTGAGTTGGATCTAATGATAAATTAGTCCAGTTTTCTAATATAACAACATTATTGGTGTTGTCATTACCTCGTCTAATAAATAAATCAAATGTGCCTGAGGCTGTATTTGAATTTGCAATTTGCCATCTAAGGTTATAGTTTGAACCTGATGCTAATGATCCACTAACATCTAAAGAACTAGTACTATTCATAATAGTACCTTGAGAGATAGTAGTTAAAGTAAAGGCACTACCACTTGCAATAGCTCCTGCTGTACTACCTGAAATAAAGGATGATGTTGCAGATGTGTATGAACCACTAGCTACTCTAGTTACTAATAAAGTTTCACCACCGTTAGCAAAATAATTATATGCTGTAATTGAGGTAAAAAATGAGTAAACGTTACTAGCGCTAAGGAAAGTAGAACCAAATTTATTAGTATAATCACTGTATGAAGTAACAATAGTTGGAACTTCAACAGGTCCTATTACTGTAGGTCCAAGAATAGCAGCACTATTTCTGATGGGTCCTTGGGAAACAAATGAGTTATCATTTTCGGATGCGAGGACTCCTGGGGATATTAATGATTCGGCCATGTTAATGAGTTGTTTTTTATTCTGTTATAAATATGTTAAAAATTTTTAAAAGTCATTTATTCGTGAATATTTTTAAATTCGCCTGTTTTTAAATTTAAAGCGACTTCACCATATTTTTCTTGTAACTCAATTCCAATTTTAGAACAATTTTCTTCTAAAACTTGTAATTCTTGGATTAATTTATTTTTTTTATTTTTTAAACATTGTAACTCATATTCTAAATTACCAAGTTGATTTTTTAAATTTTCTCGTTGGTTATTTAGTTGATTTAATAAATGTAACTCTTCAGGGGTTAAAAACATATTCACGATATAAATATTCGTTCTATATTAAATATTAAGAAGTTTGTTAAGAGATTCAATTATTTGAGAAGGTTTAATAGTTTTTGTACACTCAAATTGACGTGGTGTATCTTTATGATCAGGACACCATTCCCAATCACCCGGATTTAACCATTCTCTATTAAAACATCCATTACATACATTAGTATCATAGTTAAATATACGTTCACAATCAAGAAACTCACTATATGGTAAACTAAATCCTGAGATTAGTATTACAGGTGTACCTATAGACCATGCTAACCAAGATAACCCACTACCAACACCTATAAAAGCATCAGCGTGTTTAATATCTACCATTCTATCTTCAATCGGATAATTACCTGTTTTATTAATTACTCCTTTTAATTTACCTCCTAATTTTGAATCATGCCATTTATCACCTAATTTTTCTTGGGTGATTATTACTACTTTATATCCTTTTGCATTTAAATAATCAATTACTGTTTGCCATCCGCCTGGGTAATTCCAATATTTAGCATGTGCTGAAGCGTGAGGTGCAATAACAACATATTTACCATGAATTTGTCTTCCCTTATTAGGAACATTAATTTTTGGTTTAGTTTCTACATAAGATAATCCTAATACAGATGTTGATGTTTCTCCTAATGGATGTTGTTTAAAATCAATTGGGATTTTTAAATTATTTATAGTTCTATCTTCATTATAAAACCAACCAATATTGTACATAGCATATAAATCATGTACTTCAGTACCTGGGGTAACAAATTCTAATTCAGGGTATTCTTTTTCAAACCATTCATTGTGAAATGTTGAACATATTACATGACATTTATGAACTTTTCTAAATTCATCTATAAACGGAAACCAAGCTAAGGTATCACCTAATGCTGAGGACTCTAAATGAATATAAACTCTTTTTTCTCTAGCATTAAAATCATGTTCGAATACTAATTCATCATTTTCTTTATCGTAAACTTCAATTCTCCAATTAATGAAATATTCAATACCTGGTTTGGTCCACATATTGTTAGTAATCTCTGCTTCATATACTAATTCATCTTTAGATTTATTAAAAAATTTAGCTACATATGTTTTAGAGTTAGAACCTATAATTTCTAAAAATGCTCCTTTTAAAAAATTAAACTTAAATGTATTATTATTTTCCTTATTTGGAATGTTTAATTGGGGGGTGTTATTATACTCCTTAATCAATATTTCTTTCATATACTTTAATTAATTCTTTAGAACGGTTAAACCATGATAATTCTTGAGATGTTACTACTAATTTATCTCTATATAATGACCAATTACTTAATATATCTTTTAAACCTCTATCCATTTCAAATACATCACGTGGAGATCTCCAAGCACCGTGAAAATCTGTTTCAATTTCCCAGTTAGCAATAAGAGGTAAACCAGCAGCTGCTGCTTCAATCATTGTTAAATTAGGATGTCCAGCTTCTAAAATAGTTGGGTGTATAAAAATATCGTGGGTGTGATATAATTCCAATAATTTACTATTAGGAGTATCAAAAACCAAGTTTAGTTTAGGGTAACCTAACATCCACAGGTGTCCATTAAAAAATCTTTTATTATCTGAAGGGCCTGCTATTGTAATTTCTAAATTATTAAGCATTGCTAACCCTAACCCTAAAGCAAAACCTTTTCTATCAAATGTAGGATCTCCACCTAAACCATTATTAGCTATCATTAATAGTTTTGGATTAGCAGGAGTATTTTTTTGTTTTGGATATAATTCATTTGTGTTAACACCATGAGAGAAATAAACACATTTATCACTTTCAAAGTAGTCAACTAAAAATCTAGCAGGCATTAAAGATATAAGTGAACCTTCAATTGCTTGGAGGTTTTCTTTATAAACATGAGAATCCTTACCATAAAAGAAAGCATGATGGTCGTGTAATTGGTAAACATATGGTATACCTCTTTCTGCTAATTGAATTGCTAGATTAGCTACGTGACAATGAACTATATCATATTCTCCAGGATTAATTTGACCTGACATTTTAATATCTACTTCATGTCCTAATTCTTTTAGATTTTGGGTAAATTCCCAAACAATTTTTTCAATAGCTCCCCATGCTGGAGGTGGGATTGGAATACCACAACCCGGATCGACTTGACAGATTTTCATTATGTTGTAAATATTAAAGGGTTATCGGTTGAAGCATCTTTAACAGTTTGTTCTATAATACTATAACCTGGGAGATGTTTTGTATAAATTTTTTCGGCTGTTCCTATTTTTAATTTAGCAACATTACACATCCATAAATCAATAGCATCCCAAGTCATAGTTTCTAATAATGTTTTAATTTTTTTAGTTTTAATATTATTAATTAAATATGATTGTGCTGGGATAAAAGGGGTTACATTTGTATAAATGTCATCAATTTTAGGTCCATTTAAATTTCTATCTTGCCATGGATTTCCAAATCCAATAACATCCATATCTGTTTGATATGATAATTTATTAAATCGAATTAAAGATTCATATAACTCTTGATAATCACTATCTACTATAACATCGCCTTCTACGATTAATACAAAATCATAGTCTGTATTATCCTCAGCGCATATAGCATTTTTATGAGCTAAATAACAACCATAATGTCCAGGAGCTAATTTATAATAACCAGGTACTTCTTGAATTTCGTGTGGACGTGCACATGTTTCTTTAGGTGGAAGCCCTTTCCATATTTCATTAACTCGTTGTTCGTATAATATACCTGTTTTTTTACAGAAATCTTTAATATTATCTATTGAACGGATTTCTTTTTCATTAGTTTCAGGTTCAGTAACTAAATGCATTAATTTAATTTTAGGTAAATGATTTTTTACTTCAATACTTCCATTAAATTCTAAATTTGTTACCTGGATTGTGGTGATTTTTAGGATTTTATGGTAATTACTTATAGTAAATACTACCTCCATTCCTTCTTCGTATGGAAGGATTTTATAATAATCTGTTTTACCCTCTATGTTTAATTCATCAAAGAATACTTCGTTTTTATCCTTATCAAGTACTTTAATTTGAATTAATCTTGATTCTTTACTATTAGAAATTCTAATATAAGGAGCAAATGTGTTAGGAATATTAGTAGATAGTACAGTGTAATATTCTACTTGGGAAAAATCAGAATGATCAAAAGTTTCTATACTTTTTTGATTAAATATTTCAATATCTTCAAAATAAATTTGATCTGAACTTCGTTTAAATATATGATGCCACATATTTTCTAAACCATTACTTTCACTTCCTAATTGGAAACGTAAATGTTCATAATCTTCAGTATTAAATACTTGGTGAACATGATCTAAAAAGAAATCTGAGTTGGAAGCATAAAAATAAGTATGTAAAGCATCACCTTCTGATGCTCTATATTTACCAAAGTATGCTTTTTTATTATCTAATATTTCAGATACTTCATTAATATGTTTTGTATTTTGAATAGTGTAATCAAAATTGATAAAGAATAATTTTTTATATCCTAAATTTTTAGCTAAAGCAGCACCGTTTACATAATTTGAATAAACACTAGGGCCATGATATAAATCATTATCATTTCCTCTTAAATTAATATGGACTTTATGATCAGGAAGATCAGCCCAATAATTACAATAATATGAATGTTTAGTTAAAATATTATTGTTATCAACAACAACATAATCTGCTTTTGCTTCTATAGCAAATGGAACAGGAATATGTGATGTAACTAATACTTTTGTTCCTCTAGCATGAATTGAATCAATTGTTTTTAATGTAGTTTCAACTATAGTATCACTTATTGGGAAAGTTGATAATATAAAAATTTCTTCATTTAAATTAGATTCTTTAACACCTAATTTTTCAGCAATTTTATTACAATTAATTTTAAAATCATCAAACTTTAAATAATTAATAGTTTTAAATTTATCAAAATAATTTAAATAAACTGGGAGATTATATATTAATGTAGGGATTTGATTTGAAATGGCCTCACGAATAACTAATGGCATTGTTTCTTTATCATTATCATGTCCACGAGAGGTAAACAAGAATAAATCCATTGCCTGATAGAATTTATCAACGTCTGTACGTTCGTTCCACCATGTTAAATTTGGGGGAGTGTTTTGAGCTAATGGTTCCCAATACCATTTAAAATTATCTGCTCGGTTTCCTAAACTATGAAATTCCACATCAGGAAATTGTTTAGCATATTCAAAAAATTCAGCTTGATTTTTACGAGATGTATATAATCCAACATGTAAAACGTGTTTTTTAGCGGGATCTAATTGTAGATTACGCAATGCCTCTTCACGGTCAGGACGTTCTATATATTCAATAGGATATTCGACTAATACGCTAGGAACGTTAATATCTTTATATTGATTTATTTGCCATTGAGATACAAACATGAATTTATCAGGAAAGAAACGTTTATCTTCTGTGTTATAAGAAGAATCATGTGACGTTTCTATAATGATATAACTTCTATCTTGTTTATAAATTTGTTTGGCTACTTCTTCATCCATAAAAAACTCAGGAATTTCTTCCAAATGGATAATATCAGGTTGGACTTGATTAATAATATCAATCAGTTCTATTTTATTTTCTTCTAATGTAAAGAATTTATCCGGATCAATAAGGTTTTGGATTTTATTTTTTGTAACTACAAGAATACCTCCAGTACAATCAACCCATTCTACAAGATAAATTTCAAATTCATCTTTAAGTAATTCAATTTTTTTAGTTAAATATTGAGGGAGTCCGCCAGTTGATAGATGCGGTGCAACATATAACAATTTTTTCATAATAACTTATTTCCAATAAATATACTAAAGAAAATTTAAAGTTCCAAACTTAGCTCATAGTAACATCCCAAAGTGAACCTGTTTTATTTGCTAATGGTGAATTAAGAGCTATTGTTGCAGTGCCATAAGTTGTTGAGTCATAAGTATTACCTCCATTATTTACCGTTGCACTTGTAAAAAATGGACTACCATTAATAAAAAAATTTGCAGTTACAGCTCCTGCAAGACCAGGGTATGAAGGAGATGTTTGGATGTCTAAAACCCAATAATAAGTGTTTATTAGTGGGGTAATAGTATCTTGCTGTATGTCAGCTCCAAAAGTAGGGAAAAATGGAGCTAGGGAGAATCCTCCAGCAGCATATATATATGTTAATGAACTATCGTAAAGGGTTAATCTAATATTAAAATCATAACAATCTGGTGGGTCTGGGGGCATTATGGGAGAAGGACCACTATAGGCACCATTAACAGTTATTAATCTATCATAATTACTATCATAAAAATAATTTAATCCTGAAAAATCACTTACTTTTATATTTGTAGTTTTTGCAGTAGTAAGATATATTCTATTTGCTCCTGATCCTTCACCTTGTCCCCAATTATTATCAGGTTGATTACCAGAACCATTTAGACCTGTAAAATATGAAAAAAAACTCATAGTATTTAAGCTAAGGATACCTGTAGAATAAGCACCATTAGCTTCACTCCATATATCACTAAAATTTATACTTGAAGTTGGAACTGCCATTTTTATTTATTTAATTTATCTTCTAAATCTTTGACTTTTTTACTTAATTCTTTAATTGCTTCAATTAATAAAGCATTTAAGTTACCATATGCTACTGATTTCATTCCTGTTATAGCATCTGTATTAACTACTTCTGGGAGAATTAATTCTACTTCTTGTGCAATTACACCTGCATGTCTACCTTTATAATTTTCTTTATCATCTAATCTTGTAAATGTTACACCATTTATTTGGTTAATTTTATTGATAGCATCTTCTATTATTTGTATATCACCTTTTACTCTTCTATCAGAGAATGCTTGAATATCATTTGATGCGTATATAGATACACCACTTACGTTACCGCTTACGTGTAGAGGATATGATGGAGAAGTTGTACCAACACCTAATCTGCTGTTTGTCATATCAGCATATAAGAACGATACACTTTGTACTGTTGTTGTACTTGTTGTGCGTACTAAGTAATCAGGTTGGTTAGTAAATACACCACCACTAATACCTGATGTACCATTGATTGATTGACCACTTGTACCCGAAGCTCCAGTAGTACCATTTGAACCATTTACTCCTGAAGTACCATTAGCTCCACTAGCACCATTGTTACCTGAGTTTCCATTTGAACCTGAAGTTCCAGTAGTTCCTGATACTGCACTTACTCCTGAAGCACCTGCGTTACCATTATTACCTGAAGATCCGTTTGAACCTGAAGTTCCTGAAGCACCACTTACTCCACTAGGACCTGCACCTCCATTATTACCAGCTGAACCACTTGTACCATTTGTTCCTGATAATCCTGAGTTTCCTGAGTTACCTGCAGCTCCTGAAGTACCGTTTGAACCTGTAGTTCCATTTGTTCCTGATAGTCCTGAGTTACCTGAAGCACCTGCGTTTCCATTGTTACCACTTGAACCATTTGAACCTGAAGTTCCTGAAGCACCACTTATTCCACTTGCTCCTGCTCCTCCGTTATTACCATTTGAACCTGAGGTTCCGTTTGTACCTGATAATCCTGAGTTTCCTGAATTTCCTGCTGCTCCTGAAGTACCGTTTGAACCTGAAGTTCCACTTAAACCACTATTTCCTGAGTTTCCTGCAGCACCATTATTACCGTTTGAACCTGTGGTTCCGTTTGTACCTGATAATCCTGAGTTTCCTGAATTCCCTGCTGCTCCTGAAGTACCATTTGAACCTGTGGTTCCATTAGTTCCTGAATTTCCTGAGTTTCCTGAGGCACCGTTATTACCATTGTTGCCTGAAGTTCCGTTTGAACCTGTTGTTCCTGATAATGCGCTATTTCCACTGTTACCTGCAACACCATTACTACCATTTGTTCCTGATGAACCAGTTGTACCTGATAATGCGCTGTTTCCACTGTTTCCCGCTGCACCGTTGTTACCTGAAGATCCGTTTGAACCTGTTGAACCTGAAGTACCGGATGCTGCACTTACTCCTGAAGCACCTGCGCCTCCATTATTACCTGAAGATCCGTTTGAACCTGTTGTACCTGATAATCCACTTAAACCACTGTTTCCTGCATTACCATTATTACCTGAAGTTCCGTTTGAACCTGTTGTTCCGTTAGTACCTGAGTTTCCTGAGTTACCCGAGTTACCATTTGAACCTGAGGTTCCATTAGTACCTGAGTTACCCGAGTTGCCTGAAGCGCCATTATTACCTGAAGTTCCGTTTGAACCTGTTGTTCCTGATACTCCTGAGTTACCTGAGTTACCTGAGTTACCAGTAGCACCATTACTACCATTTGTTCCTGAGGAACCAGTTGTACCTGATGCTGCGCTGTTTCCACTATTTCCGGCGGCACCATTATTACCTGAGGATCCTGAAGTACCTGTTGAACCTGATGTACCGGATAATGCACTGTTTCCACTGTTACCTGCAGCACCATTAGATCCATTTGAACCTGTTGAACCTGATGTACCTGAAGTGGCACTTAATCCGCTATTTCCTGCAGCACCTGCGTTTCCTGAAGTACCGTTTGAACCTGTAGTTCCACTTGTACCACTTACGTTTGAAGTACCATTAGCACCTGCTGCTCCGTTTGAACCATTTGAACCTGATGTTCCACTAGTACCACTTACAGCACTTGCTCCACTATTTCCTGCGTTACCACTTGAACCATTTGTTCCTGTTGAACCTGAAGTTCCTGAGGTGGCACTTAATCCGCTATTACCTGCAGCTCCTGCGTTTCCTGAAGTACCATTTGAACCTGTAGTTCCACTAGTACCACTTATATTTGATGTACCACTATTTCCAGCAGCACCGTTTGTACCGTTTGAACCTGAAGAACCGGATGTTGCGCTAATTGTGCTAACACCTGCTACTGCAGCTCCTCCAGAACTACCATTTGAACCAGTTGTTCCTGATGTTCCGCTTACTGAGGAAGCACCGCTATTACCTGCATTACCTGCTGAACCATTAGTTCCGGTAGAACCACTTGTTCCTGAAGTAGCGCTTAAACCACTATTACCTGCAGCACCTGCGTTTCCGGATGAACCATTAGAACCTGTAGTACCTGAAGTTCCACTTATGTTTGAAGTACCATTAGCACCTGCTGCTCCGTTTGAACCCGTTGTACCTGAAGAACCTGAAGTACCACTTGCTGCGCTAGCTCCATTATTTCCTGCGGCACCAGCAGAACCGCTAGTTCCTGAAGAACCGCTTGAACCACTTACTGCTGATTGTGTACTTTGACCTGATGTTGCTGCCGCTCCCGTTGTACCTGATGAACCAGTTGAACCTGATGTACCTGAGGTAGCACTTAATCCGCTATTTCCAGCAACACCTGCATTACCATTTGATCCATTAGATCCTGTAGTGCCACTTGTGCCACTTACATTTGAAGTTCCACTAGCACCAGCAGCTCCATTTGAACCTGTTGATCCTGTAGAACCTGAAGTTCCGCTTATATTTGAAGTACCACTGTTTCCAGCAGCACCATTACTACCATTTGAACCTGTAGAACCTGAAGTACCACTTAATGCAGAAGCTCCACTATTTCCTGCGTTACCATTTGAACCATTAGTTCCTGTAGAACCGCTAGTTCCTGATGTTTGGCTTAATCCTGAGTTACCAGCAGCACCTGATGTACCATTAGTACCTGTTGAACCTGAAGTACCTGAACTTCCTGCAGTTCCTGATGTTTGACTTGCACCTGAAGTACCTATTGCACCTGAAGTACCATTCGAACCAGTTGAACCACTTGTTCCTGAAGTTTGACTTAAACCACTGTTTCCAGCAGCACCCGTTGAACCATTTGTTCCTGTTGAACCTGAAGTTCCTGAAGTAGCACTTGCACCTGAGGTGCCATTAGCTCCTGTAGCTCCATTTGAACCGTTTGAACCACTTGAACCTGAAGTGCCACTTGCAGCACTTGCTCCACTATTACCTGATATTCCATTCGAACCATTTGTTCCTGAAGAACCAGTTGAACCTGAAGTGCCGCTTAAAGCTGATGCACCTGAGTTACCTGCAGCCCCGTTTGAACCGTTAGATCCTGATGTACCTGAGGTACCTGATAAAGCACTTAATCCGCTATTACCTGCTACACCTGCTGAACCGTTAGTTCCTGAAGAACCAGTTGTACCTGAAGTTCCACTTAATGCAGAAGCTCCACTGTTTCCAGCATTTCCTGATGAACCGTTAGTTCCTGTAGAACCACTAGTACCTGAAGTTGCACTTAATCCACTATTTCCTGCTATTCCAGCATTTCCATTTGAACCTGCTGAACCAGTTGAACCACTTGTACCACTTACGTTTGAAGTTCCATTAGCACCTGCGGCTCCATTTGAACCATTTGAACCTGTAGTTCCACTTGTACCACTTATAGCACTTAAACCTGAGTTGCCTGCTGCTCCTGATGAACCGTTAGTACCCGTTGAACCTGAAGTACCACTTGTTGAGCTTAAACCTGAGTTTCCAGCGGCTCCAGCATTACCTGATGAACCTGCGGAACCAGTAGTTCCGCTAGTTCCACTTATATTTGAAGTTCCATTAGCACCTGCAGCACCATTTGAACCATTTGAACCAGTTGATCCTGAGGTACCGCTTAAAGCACTTGCTCCACTATTTCCTGCGTTACCACTTGAACCATTTGTTCCTGTTGAACCTGAAGTTCCTGAAGTAGCACTTGCACCTGAGGTGCCATTAGCTCCTGTAGCACCATTGGAACCATTAGATCCTGATGAACCTGATGTTCCACTTGCAGCACTTGCACCTGAATTTCCAGTAACACCTGCTGAACCGTTAGTTCCTGAAGAACCTGTTGATCCTGAAGTACCACTTAATGCGCTTGCCCCTGAATTACCTGCGTTACCTGAAGAACCATTTGTTCCTGTTGAACCTGAAGTACCGCTTATATTTGAAGTTCCGTTTGCACCAGCAGCTCCATTTGAACCTGCTGATCCTGATGAACCTGAAGTTCCACTTAATGCACTTGCTCCACTATTACCTGCTATACCTGCAGAACCTGTAGTTCCTGAGGAACCTGTAGTTCCAGAAGTTGCACTTAAACCGCTATTTCCAGCGACACCTGCGTTACCGTTTGATCCGTTAGATCCTGTAGTTCCTGAAGTGCCACTTATGTTTGAAGTGCCACTAGCACCTGCTGCTCCATTTGAACCCGTTGATCCTGATGAACCTGAAGTTCCGGATAATGCACTAGCTCCTGAATTACCTGCGTTACCTGAAGAACCATTTGTTCCTGTTGAACCTGAAGTTCCTGAAGTAGCGCTTAATGCTGAAGCACCTGCTACTCCTGTTGAACCATTTGTTCCTGATGAACCTGTTGTACCTGATGTAGCACTTAATGCTGAAACACCGGCTACACCTGCAGAACCATTAGTTCCTGAAGAACCAGTAGAACCACTTGTTCCTGAAAGTGCTGAAGCACCTGAGTTACCTGTGTTTCCACTTGATCCGTTAGAACCTGTTGAACCACTTGTTCCTGATAATGCACTTGCTCCATTTGATCCAGTATTACCTGAAGAACCATTTGAACCTGATGACCCTGATGTGCCACTAACAGCGGATATTCCTGATGCACCACTAATACCTGATGAACCTCCTGTACCTGCACTACCTGATGTACCTGAAGTTGCACTTGCACCTGAAGTACCTGCAACTCCTGATGCCCCTGATGAACCGCTTGTTCCTGTAGAACCACTTGTTCCTGAAGAACCAGCAGTACCTGAGGTTGAACTTGCACCTGATGTACCGGCAGCTCCTGATGAACCATTAGATCCTGTAGAACCACTAGTACCTGAAGTTGCACTAGCACCACTTAACCCTGCAGCACCTGATGAACCTGAAGTTCCTGTAGAACCACTTGTTCCACTTGTTGCGCTTAAACCACTATTTCCAGCAACACCTGCTGAACCTGAAGTACCGCTTGAACCAGTTGAACCTGAAGTACCTGATAAAGCACTTGCTCCTGAATTTCCAGCATTACCTGATGAACCGTTAGTACCAGTAGAACCACTAGTACCACTTGTTCTACTAAGACCTGAAGTTCCATCAGCTCCTGAAGAACCGTTTGAACCTGAAGAACCAGCCGAACCTGAAGTGCTGCTTAAACCACTAGTTCCATTATTTCCTGAAGTACCTGAAGTTCCTGATGAACCTGCTGTACCTGATGTTTGACTTAATCCACTGTTTCCTGCTACTCCTGCTGAACCATTGGTTCCTGTTGAACCTGAAGTACCGCTTGTAGCACTTGCTCCACTTGTACCTGCATTTCCTGTAGCACCATTTGAACCATTAGATCCTGATGAACCACTTGTTCCACTTAAAGCACTAGCTCCACTATTTCCTGCGTTACCTGTCGAACCGTTAGTACCAGTAGAACCACTTGTTCCACTTGTTGCGCTTAATCCGCTATTTCCTGCTGCACCTGCTGAACCATTAGATCCTGATGAACCTGATGTTCCACTTAAAGCTGAAGCTCCTGAGTTACCAGCTACTCCGTTTGAACCTGAACTACCACTTGAACCTGTAGAACCACTTGTTCCTGATAATGCACTAGCACCTGATGTACCAGCATTTCCTGTTGAACCGTTTGTTCCAGTTGAACCTGATGTACCTGATGTTTGACTTAATCCTGAATTACCAGCAACACCCGCTGAACCTGAAGTTCCGGTTGAACCACTAGTTCCACTTGAACCTGCAGTACCACTTGTTGCACTTGCACCTGAAGTACCTGCGTTTCCTGATACTCCATTTGAACCATTTGAACCTGATGAACCACTAGTACCACTTAATGCTGAAGCACCTGAGTTACCTGCGTTACCTGAAGAACCGTTTGTTCCAGTAGATCCTGAGGTACCTGATGTTTGACTTAATCCGCTATTTCCAGCAGCACCTGCTGAGCCACTAGTTCCTGATGAACCTGTTGAACCTGAAGTACCGCTTAAAGCACTTGCTCCACTATTTCCAGCGTTACCATTTGAACCATTTGAACCAGTTGAACCTGAAGTTCCTGAGGTAAAGCTTAAACCACTGTTTCCAGCATTACCTGCTGAACCTGAAGTTCCTGTTGAACCTGAGGTTCCTGAACTTCCTGCTGTACCGCTTGTAGCACTTGCACCACTTAATCCAGCAGCACCTGATGAACCTGAAGAACCTGATGAACCAGTTGAACCTGAAGTTCCGCTTAATGCTGAAGCTCCTGAGTTACCTGCATTACCACTTGAACCATTTGAACCTGTAGAACCGCTAGTTCCTGAGGTTTGGCTTAAACCACTGTTTCCTGCGGCTCCTGCTGAACCTGAGGTTCCTGTTGAACCGCTTGTTCCGGAAGTTGCACTTGCTCCACTATTTCCAGCATTTCCTGAGGTACCATTAGTACCAGTTGAACCACTAGTACCGCTTGATCCTGCTGTTCCTGATGTTGTTGAAGCACCTGAAGTACCTGCAGCTCCTGTACTACCATTAGTTCCTGATGAACCGGAAGTTCCTGATAATTGACTTAAACCATTAGTTCCAACAGCACCTGATGTACCTGCTGAACCTGAAGAACCTGAAGTACCAGAGGCTTGACTTAAACCATTAGTTCCTGCATTTCCTGAGGAACCTACTGTTCCTGATGAGCCACTTGTTCCACTAGTAGCACTTAAAGCACTTAATCCAGCAATTCCTGCTGAACCTGAAGTACCATTTGAACCTGTAGAACCACTTGTTCCACTTAATGCACTTGCACCTGAGTTTCCAGCATTTCCACTTGATCCGTTTGAACCAGTAGAACCACTAGTACCACTTAATGCACTTATACCTGATGTACCTGCATTACCACTAGAACCATTAGTTCCTGTAGAGCCACTTGTTCCACTTGTGTTGCTTAAACCGCTATTTCCAGCATTACCCGCTGAACCATTTGTACCGGTTGAACCTGAAGTACCACTTGTATTTGATAAACCTGAGTTACCTGCAGCTCCTGCAGAACCACTAGTTCCTGTTGAACCTGAAGTTCCTGCTGAACCTGATGTATTTGAAGCACCTGATGTGCCTGCATTTCCTGATGAACCTACGGTTCCTGATGAACCACTAGTACCTGATGTAGCACTTAATGCACTTGCACCTGCCGCTCCTGCTGAACCTGAAGTTCCAGTTGAACCACTTGTACCACTTGTATTACTTAATCCGCTATTACCTGCGACACCATTTGAACCTGAAGAACCTGATGAACCCGTTGAACCTGAAGTACTGCTTAATGCTGAAGCTCCAGCTATTCCTGCTGAACCTGAGGTTCCTGAAGAACCTGTAGAACCACTTGTTCCACTTAAAGCACTTGCTCCTGAAGTACCTGCTGCACCTGAAGATCCATTTGAACCTGTTGATCCTGAAGTACCACTTGTAGCACTTAATCCACTATTTCCAGATGCGCCTGCAGAACCTGAGGTTCCTGAAGAACCTGTTGAACCTGAGGTACCACTTAAAGCACTTAAACCTGATGTACCTGCTACACCTGAAGATCCATTTGAACCTGTTGATCCTGATGAACCTGAAAGTGAGCTATTTCCACTAGATCCTGCTATACCTGAAGAACCTGTAGTTCCTGTTGAACCTGATGTTCCTGAAGTTGAGGATGATCCGCTTTGACCTGATGCACCCGCAGATCCTGTTGTTCCTGAACTACCAGTTGTGCCTGAAGTTGCGCTAATAGCTGAAGCTCCGGCTACTCCTGCTGAACCTGATGTTCCTGAAGAACCTGTTGAACCTGAAGTTCCTGAAAGTGCTGAAGCACCTTGTGAACCTGCTATACCTGATGAACCATTTGTACCAGTTGAACCACTAGTGCCACTTAAAGCACTTGCTCCTGAGGTACCTGCAACTCCTGAGGATCCATTTGAACCTGTAGAACCACTTGTTCCTGATGTTTGACTTAATCCACTATTTCCTGCGGCTCCTGCGGAACCTGATGTTCCTGAAGAACCTGTTGTACCTGAGGTAGAGCTTAATCCGCTATTTCCAGCCGCACCTGCTGAACCACTAGTTCCACTTGAACCTGTTGAACCTGAAGTACCACTTAAGGCACTTGATCCTGAGGTACCAGTATTACCTGAAGTACCATTAGAACCAGTAGAACCTGAAGTTCCTGAAAGGGCTGAGACTCCACTTGAACCAACTGCTCCACTAGATCCATTTGAACCTGTTGAACCACTTGTTCCACTTGTAGCACTTGCACCTGAATTACCTGCAATTCCTGATGAACCATTTGTACCAGTTGAACCACTTGTTCCTGATGAACCAGCAGTACCTGATGTAACACTAGCACCTGATGTACCTGCAATACCTGTTGAACCGTTAGTTCCTGATGAACCGGAAGTTCCCGATAATTGACTTAAACCGTTAGTTCCAGCAGCACCTGTTGTACCTGCTGAACCTGAAGAACCTGAAGTTCCACTTATATTTGAAGCACCATTATTACCTGCATTTCCACTTGATCCATTTGAACCTGTAGAACCGCTTGAACCTGATGCGTTACTTGCTCCTGATGTTCCAGCATTACCTGTTGAACCATTAGTACCACTTGAACCGGATGTTCCTGAAGTAGTACTTAAACCACTATTACCTGAGGCACCTGAAGTACCGTTAGTACCTGTTGAACCACTTGTTCCTGAACTTCCTGCTGTGCCTGAAGTAGATGAAGCGCCACTTGTACCTGCAATTCCTGTAGCGCCATTTGAACCATTAGATCCAGATGAACCTGAAGTTCCACTTAATGCTGAAGCCCCACTGTTACCTGCTGCACCTACTGAACCTGAAGTACCACTTGAACCAGTTGAACCACTTGTGCCACTTAATGCACTTGCTCCGTTATTTCCAGCAGCCCCGTTTGAACCATTTGAACCTGAAGATCCTGAAGTACCTGATAATGCACTTGAGCCACTATTTCCAGCATTACCTGAAGTACCGTTTGTACCTGTTGAACCTGAAGTTCCTGATGAACCTGCGGTTCCTGAGGTTGTACTAGCACCTGAAGTACCTGCAGCACCTGTTGAACCATTTGTTCCTGAAGAACCTGAGGTACCTGATAATTGGCTAGCACCATTTGTACCAGCATTACCTGTTGAACCATTTGTTCCTGAAGAACCTGATGTGCCACTTAATGCACTTAATCCGCTATTACCTGCAGCACCTGCAGAACCATTTGAACCACTTGAACCTGTAGAACCACTAGTACCACTTAATGCGCTAGCACCACTGTTTCCAGCATTACCTGAAGAACCATTAGTACCTGTTGAACCGCTTGATCCTGAACTTCTGCTTAAACCACTAGTTCCTGTGTCCCCATCTCCTGAAGTACCGTTTGTACCTGTTGAACCACTTGTACCTGAAGTTCTGCTAAGGCCTGATGTTCCTATATTTCCTGAGGTACCTACAGAACCTGATGATCCTGAAGTACCTGATGTTTGACTTAATCCTGAGTCACCAGCAGCACCTGCTGAACCTGAAGTTCCTGTTGAACCTGAGGTTCCACTATTTCCTGAAGAGCCAGCTGTTCCTGAAGTTTGACTTGCACCTGAAGTACCTGCTGCTCCTGTAGAACCATTAGTTCCTGTAGAACCTGAAGTACCTGATGATGCACTTGCCCCATTGCTTCCAGCGTTACCTGTTGAACCATTTGTACCCGTTGAACCTGAAGTGCCTGATGTAGCGCTTAAACCGCTATTTCCAGCAGCACCTGCTGAACCTGAAGTGCCACTAGAACCAGTTGAACCTGAAGTTCCACTTAAAGCACTTGTTCCATTTGAACCAGCAGCACCTGAAGAACCGTTAGTACCAGTTGAACCTGATGTTCCACTTAATGCTGAAGCTCCTGAAGAACCTGCTATTCCTGATGACCCATTTGAACCTGTAGAACCTGAAGTACCTGCTGTAGCACTTAAACCACTGTTACCGGCTGCACCTGCTGAACCATTAGATCCGGATGAACCAGTTGAACCTGAAGTACCTGAAAGTGCTGAAGCTCCATTATTTCCAGCATTACCTGAAGTACCGTTTGTACCTGAACTGCCTGAGGTACCGCTTAATTCACTTGCTCCTGATGAACCTGCTATACCTGAAGAACCATTTGAACCTGTAGAACCTGAAGTTCCACTTATATTTGAAATACCACTATTTCCAGCAGCACCGTTTGTACCATTTGAACCTGTAGAACCACTTGTTCCACTTAATGCACTTGCTCCGCTATTTCCAGCGTTTCCACTTGAACCTGAAGTTCCAGTTGAACCCGCTGTACCACTTGTATTACTATCACCTGATGTACCTGCGACTCCAGTTGAACCATTAGATCCTGTTGAACCGCTTGTACCAGCTGTTGCACTTAAACCACTATTTCCAGCAATACCTGCTGAACCTGAGGTGCCATTTGAACCTGTAGAACCACTAGTACCTGATAAGGCACTTGCACCGGAGTTTCCAGCATTTCCACTTGATCCGTTTGAACCAGTAGAACCACTAGAACCTGCTGTATTACTTGCTCCGCTTGTTCCTGCATTTCCAGTTGAACCATTTGTACCTGTTGAACCTGAAGTACCTGAAGTTGAACTTAAACCTGATTGACCTGCAAAACCTGCTGAACCTGAAGTTCCTGAAGAACCAGTTGAACCACTTGTTCCGCTTTCTGCACTTAATCCATTTGTTCCTGCTATACCTGTAGATCCATTTGAACCTGCAGAACCACTAGTTCCACTTAATGCGCTAGTACCTTGTGAACCTGCTAAGCCACTAGATCCGTTTGAACCAGTTGAACCGCTAGTACTACTAAGAGCACTTGTTCCATTACTACCTATATTTCCTGAAGTACCATTAGATCCTGTTGAACCTGATGTACCACTTAATGCACTTAAACCTGATGTACCTTCAATACCTGAAGTACCATTTGAACCTGTAGATCCTGATGTACTACTTAATGCTGAAACACCTGCAATACCTGCTGAACCTGAAGTTCCTGAAGATCCTGTAGTACCTGAAGTGTTGCTTAAACCACTACCTCCAGCAACACCTGTGGAACCACTTGTTCCTGATGAACCAGTAGAACCACTTGTTCCTGATAATGTACTTAAACCATTTGTACCAATAACACCACTTGAACCATTAGATCCACTTGAACCTGAAGTCCCACTTTCTGCACTTAAACCACTAGTTCCTGTAATACCTGAGGAACCATTTGAACCTGATGTTCCTGAAGTAGCGCTAAGAGCTGATGATCCTGCTACACCTGCTGAACCAACTGTTCCTGATGAACCCGTTGTTCCTGAGGTAGCACTTAATGCTGAAACACCGGCAGCACCTGATGAACCTGAAGTTCCTGAGGAACCTGTAGAGCCGCTTGTTCCACTTTCTGCACTAGTACCTTGTGAACCATTTAATCCACTAGATCCATTAGATCCGGTTGAACCTGAAGTGCCACTTATATTACTTAAACCACTGTTTCCAGCAGCACCATTTGAACCTGATGAACCTGATGAACCTGTAGAACCACTTGTTCCACTTAAAGCACTAGCTCCACTATTTCCTGCGTTACCACTTGAACCATTTGTTCCAGTTGAACCACTTGAACCTGCTGTTGAACTTGCTCCACTTACTCCTGCATTTCCACTTGAACCATTAGTACCTGTTGAACCACTTGTTCCTGAAGTAGCACTCAACCCACTATTTCCATCTACACCATTTGAACCTGATGAACCAGTTGAACCACTTGTTCCACTTAATGCTGAGGATCCATTATTACCTATATTTCCGGAGGTTCCGTTTGAACCAGTTGAACCACTAGTGCCACTTAATGCACTTAATCCACTATTTCCTGCAGCTCCTGATGAACCTGATGAACCACTTGAACCTGTAGAACCTGAAGTACTACTTAATGCGCTTGCTCCTCCTGAACCTGCATTACCTGTTGAACCTGAAGTACCTGTTGAACCTGAAGTACCTGAGGTAGAACTTCCTCCGCTATTTCCAGCATTACCTGCTGAACCATTTGTTCCCGTAGAACCACTTGTTCCACTTGTATTACTTAATCCGCTATTACCTGCGGCACCTGATGTACCGTTTGAACCTGAAGTACCTGAAGTACCACTTAAAGCTGATGAACCATTATTTCCAGCATTTCCTGATGAACCAGTAGTACCTGATGAACCAGCAGTACCTGATGTTTGGCTTAAACCTGATGCACCTGCAACACCTGAAGTTCCATTAGAACCACTTGTTCCTGATGTACCTGCTTCTTGACTAAGTCCATTTGTACCAATAACTCCTGAAGTTCCATTAGAACCGCTTGTTCCTGATGTACCTGAAAGAGCTGAAGATCCAGCATTACCATTAGCACCACTACTTCCTGAAGTACCTGTTGAACCACTTGTAGCACTAGCACCTGAGGATCCAGCATTACCTGAAGTTGCATTATTACCTGAAGTACCTGAAGTACCTGTTGTATTACTTGAACCTGAAGTTCCAGCATTACCTGAAGTTGCATTATTACCTGAAGTACCTGAAGTACCTGTTGTTCCTGAATTTCCATTAGTACCAGCAACACCTGATGTGCCGTTTGTACCTGAAGTGCCTGATGTACCTGAAGTTTGACTTAATCCACTATTACCGGCAACACCTGAAGTTCCATTAGTACCATTTATTCCACTTGTTCCTGAAGAACCCGTTGAACCTGATAATCCGTTTGTACCTGAAGTACCGTTTATTCCATTAGCTCCACTAGTTCCTGAAGAACCTGTTGAACCTGATAATCCGTTTGTACCGTTTGTACCGTTTGTACCGTTATCACCTGAGGTACCTGAAAAACCCGTTGAACCTGATAATCCGTTTGTGCCGTTTGTACCATTTGTTCCATTAGCTCCACTAGTTCCTGATGAACCTGTTGAACCTGAGTTCCCGTTTGTGCCTGAGGTACCATTTGTTCCATTAACACCTGAGGTACCTGAAGAACCAGTTGAACCTGAATTTCCGTTTGTGCCGTTTGTACCATTTGTTCCATTAGCTCCACTAGTTCCTGATGAACCTGTTGAACCTGATAATCCATTTGTGCCTGATGTGCCTGATGTGCCTGATGTACCAGCAACACCTGCTGTTCCATTCGAACCATTAACACCACTTGTACCTGAACTTGAATTTACATATCCTACTAATCCTGTAGTTGGATTATATGTTACTACATATGGGCCAGCTTGTACTGGTAAAGTTTGTAGTATAAGAGGTTGTGAAGATCCGGAAATTACTAGCGAACCAGTAATTACAGCTGAACCTGAAAAAGGAAATCCTACACTTGATGCGGAAACATATACGGTTACACCAGTTGTATCAAATGTTGTTAATGCAACTGAACCGGAAAAGTTTAAAAAAGGAACACTAGAACTAACTAATGTACCATTTTGGTAAATATCAATAGTACCACCACCGGTATTATTAGGATCTACGTTATATACGCCTACGGGAACTTGGTCTAGGAATCTTACTTGAGCCATTATTTAGTATTTATCTGGTATAAATATGGCAAAGAATTATATTGCGTTAATTTTTTTCTTAATTTCTAGAGATTTTATTGTTTCAGGTGTAGTAATAGATCCATTACCATTATCTTGGCCATTATAAAGAGCATCATTAGAAGATGCCTCAATTGAAAATATAATTTTTGTTTTATCTGAGAATTTTTTCAATGAATTTATATCTTTTTGTAATATTTCAGGGACTATATATCCATTTAACTTAATGTTAAATGTACTTCTTATTAAACGTTCATCATTAGCAACTAATTCAGTTTGGAAACCAAATGAATCAATCATAGACTTAAATTTAAAACGTTGAGGGTCACCCCAATATGCATCTGAAGCATAGTTAATTGCTTCTACTATTTTATTAAGTTGTTCTACATAATATGTAAAAACTACACACGTGTAAGTTATAGTAACATAATCCGGAATAACAGTTGCATAAAATTGTTTTTCAGGAATTCTATTATTTAATACTTTAAAATTATCGTATGAGTTTCTTGGATCGTATTTTTTAGTTGAAACACTATAATTGTGAGGATTATTAGCATCTAATTTATTACCAATACTTCTAACTTTATCCATTGATTCACGTTTAAACATGAGTAATGGTGCTTGAATTCTTCCATTTTGATCTCTATAGTACCCATCTTTTTGAAATGATTTCCATTTTTCTTGTGAACCATAAATAATAGGAACAGGTAAACGTTCACCATTTTGAATGACTGAGGGTTGGATAACATTTTCAAAATAATAAAATACAGCTTCATCAATATCTTTGATACCAATGCTAAAAGGTTTTGTATTATCGTCCCTAAACGACGTCTGTAATGCGCGGTTAACACCAGGGACATTTGGGTCGGCGTAATTAGGATTACCTGCGGGAACATACGTTGAAACATGCTGTTCAACGCTTATTTCTCGTTGTGTTTTTGGAGTTGGTTTATTTAATCTGTTATTAGTAGCCATTACATTCTAGATAAAATTATATTTATTCTGTCTGATGGTACATAGTGACATACACATTCTACATCTACATTATAACCAAAATTTTCTAATCCTGGATTTAATGGATTGTTACCTGCAGCATCATAATTAGGAAATGCAGGATCTTTACCTACATAATAATTAGTCATATTAGTATTATCTACTTCCCAATATCCATTTTGATATTGAATAATATCACCTACTTCAGGTTGAATTTCAGCACCATATTGAACAACTGGGTTTTGTTGAAATGTTCCAAATCCTTGTCCTTGATTTGCATCATTTAACTTACTTATTAAATCATCTCTTAAAAACCTAAAAGTCATAGGCCAATCAAAATCAACACCTAAATCACTTACTGGAGAGGTTGTATCTCCAATCTCTGCAATAGTAAATAACATAACAGGATCAGCAAAATTTCTACCTTCAAAAGCTTCACCATACATGTTAGTATTTGTAGATCCTACTTTATATTTGTAATACATTACTTCTTGAGATATAATATTTCCCATCAACTCTCGATTGACTCTTCGAAACATACTTACATCTCTTGCTCCACCGTATAATGCCATGTTATCCTATAAAAATTGTCATTGGTACTTGGCTGATTTCAGCAACACGAGCTACTGATTCTGCTTGTCTTCTTTCAAGTAATGCTTGACGTGAGGTTTCATTAAAATATTCTCTTAATCTTACAATTAATGCTTCTCTTTCTGTAGCAGCAGATGAAACTAAATTATCTCCATTTAGTGTTACTTCTGAGCCTGGGATTGGTATTGTTGAGTATTTGTTTCTTATTAGTCCTAAAGCATCTTTAGCTCTAGCTAAAGTATATTCAAAAATCCAAGCTCTACCAATTGAATTGATTTGTGTATAAACAGGATTTACATAAGGTACATTTGATGTGTTTGAAATTTTGTTAGTTCCATTAGCAAAGGCTGCATCTATTCTATCTTGAACTTTGATAAAATCAAATATTAAATAATGACCATATCCTAATCCACCCCCATCATCTACTCCAAAGTCAAAAGCTCCTGTTCCAGGTATTGGGAATACTGAAAGAATATTATTTACAATATTAAATGAATAGTTTGAAAGTGTTACTGTGTTTTGCATTTCAATAGCTTGAATGTTTTGCATAGTAAAACTTGTAGGCATCATCAAATAAGTAGCAGAACCAAGTCCAAATCCATATAAACCAGCAGCAGGAACACCTCCTAAACCACCTTGTCCTGTCATTAAAGTAGGAGAATATAATTGACTAATTGCTGGAGGTGGTTGATAAAATACATTTTTTATTTCAACCCCACCTATAATTCCATTTTCTTCAGCCCAAGCTGCTAAATCATAATTTTGAACTCCAGCAGAAAGAGGTAATTGTCCTTTAAACCAAGTTACATTACCACCTGTTCCTGCTTCTTCTCCATATTGTTGAGACAATCTAACAATACTAGAGAATGTAGGAGTAACTATATCTGTATTTACATCTACAGAGGTTGATGCTCCTTCTAGAGATAAATAATTATCCCTTGTTTGGAAAGCATATAATTCATTTCCATAAATAGTTGTTGCTTCTTCAAATCCAGCCCAAAAATTAATATCTTGTAATTCGACATTTTCAATAGGATATCCTAAACGTAAAGCACAAAAGTTAGCAACTTTATTAGCATCAGTTTTAAATTGAGTATCACTGTCGTAAAACCCAAAAGGGGTTGGTGGTGGCCATATGTTTAAATCATAATAAGATGCTGATACTTGAGCAAATGATGATGAACCAGGCCAAATTGGAATGTTTGCCATATTGTTTTATTAAATTGTTACGATATAATATTCTATACTTGCTGCACTGCTTGAAGGTTGTACTTTAACTGATTGGATATCATTAAAAGCTAAGCCACTTGTGCTTCCAGTCATTTTACTTGTAGACATCATATATGAACTACCAGTAGCAATTAAATAACTCATAGCTTCTGTTGAAGAAGATACAATTAATTTAACAGGTGTAACGGTAGAGTTATTAGTTACTCTAACATATTGTATACTACTAGTTACAAAGGTTCCAGCACCAGGTACAGAATCCAGTGAAAATAATGTTGTAACTGAACCTGTAGGTACACTTAAAATTCTATTATCAACATAATTAACATTGTTAATTGTTTGAGTGACAGAAGAACCTACATTATCTCCGTTTAATGTTAAGATTTCAAATATTTGGGAAGTAAAAGTTGCCATGCTTTTTATTTATAAATATTAAAAAGCTATGGTTCATTCCTATTTTTTTGACTTTCCGCTTGTTCCTGATGAACTTGTAATAATTCCAATTTCTGCTGCCTCTTCGTATAATGAAATTAAATCATCTACTATTGGATCTCTATGGTTTTTAATTAAAGTAATTGAACACATATTTTTAATTTTACGTCCTGCTGTATATAAAAATCTAAAACCTGAATCGCGTCTTGATTTTAAATCTACTTGGTGATCATCACCACACACAATCATTTTTGAACGTAAACCAATACGAGTAGCAATCATTTCCATTTGTTCATGAGTAACGTTTTGTGCCTCATCAACAATAATACATGAATCTAAAAATGTTCTACCTCGCATAAATGCTAAAGGTACAATTTCAATAGCACCATCCGCAATTAATTTTTCAACCTTTTCTTTATCATATAAAGCATACATATTTTGATAAATTGGTTGAATCCATGGGTCCATTTTTTCTCTTAAGTCACCTGGTAAGAAACCAATTTCTTCTTTAGATACTGTTGGGCGTGTAATAATAATTTTAGCAAAATGTCGTCTTAAAAGACCGTCTAAAGCAACTTGAACCGCTAGTAATGTTTTACCACTACCCGCTCTACCAGCTAAAATTGTTAATGTATTTTTTAATATTTCATCTTTAGCGTTTTTTTGCTCTTCGTTTAAAGGAATTTTAAAATTTATTGGGTTTTTCACTATTCGTTTTTCTCTAAATACCTCGTCGGTATGATGGTTTGAAGTCATTATCTTGGAAATTAATTTTTACTAATTTATCAAGTCCTGCATTAACATGCATTGTGTCATCTAATACAGTCTCGAAATTAAATCTTTCGTCTAAAGGTAAAACTAAATCTACTTGTGACCCCCATCGAATTAAACTAAATCTTTCGTTCTGGGCACATAGATCTAATTGCTTTTTAAACGGAGCAATTACATTTACATCTTCATCTGCAATTTGTATTAAATAGTATGTGTAATCAAGAGAAGGAACATACACTTTGTTAAACATGCGTTCATTGTACTTTAAATATTCCATATTATTTGGATTGATTACCTTATTTAAGATATCCTTCTCAACCGCTAGCATGGGTTTGTTTGTAGATTCGATGGGTTCTAATGATTCGTACGTAAGTACGCCACCATAGGGTATTCTGTTGATATGGACGTCGTAAAACGACATAAATATGCCAATTACTAACGATGGTTTATCATATTCATCATTACCCATTACATTTTTAAGAGTATAATTCATACCCTTAATTTCTACAACTGCTTCATCAGGATGTACAACTTTTTGATAAATAATAGTTCCATCAGCTGGGCTGTAAAAATGTTCATTATCAATATAAGTTGGACGGATTGGGTCTCTAAAAAAGAAAGTATTAGATAACTCACCTACAGAAAGTTTAGATAATTCTTTAACTTCTCCGTTTAACCATTCTGTTAATGTCTGGGCCATTATAGAAGAGATTTAGAATGATCTACTCTATTTAAATGCATCACCATACAAGAAAGCATAGCTCCTGATTTCATGAATTCTGATAAGTTAAATATAACAGGTTCCATTCCTTCATTTGAACATATTTTTTCTAAAGATGCAATTTTAAGTTTTTCACCTTCATAATATTCATGAGATTTTTTAAGCTCAGCAATATTTGAAGCACATAAAACCATATTACCCATTCTTACTGAGTTTGTCATTCCACATAAAGCATTATCAACATCTACATCAATAATTTCAGTATGTGTTTCTAACATTTTAAGTTCATCTTCATCATATAACTCTGTGCAAACTAAAGTTTTATACTCATTTAATGGGAATATAGAACAATCTAAATGATACAAATATTCATCAGTCATAGCAACTTTAAGAATGTTCATATCAAAATTTTCTTCCATCCATTCATATGTTTTAATGTTTGAACGAATACCATAACCCCCTACATAAACATTATCATATAAATGTTTAATATCAGCTTCACCTTCCCATTTGTATGGAGAAATGTGAGTATCATAACCCATCATTTTAAAGAATTTTTCACCTACTAATTCTTCACCTTTACGAGGATCTGAAGAGTAATTAGATAATAAAATTGTGTTTTTGTCTTTAAGGTGTGGTAATTGTAAACCTAAATTAGCGACATACACTTGATCTTGGAAATTACCTTCTGATGGTAATAAGTGTACTAATGATTGACCTGCCATAAAGTTATACAAATCCATAAATTGTTTGTAAGCTTTAGGTTTATTGATTGATAATTCATCATCTGTTAATTCTTGCATCCAGATGTTGTTTGGATCACTTGTTGATAAAGTGAAGGGAAAGTTCATTACATAACTTTGTAAAGGCAACTGACTTGGTGTTTCTTTCATATTGTAACTAATTTATTATTCTAGTATACATATGGTATAGGCCTATATAAGTAAAAAAAAGCCCCGATTTCTCGGGGCTTCTTTTACAAATATTAATCCTTTTTACTTAAGATTAAATGGTATTTAAACCATTGATATAAATCTTACCATAAAACTCAGGACGTAACATTTTCTTAGCGTAACGAGTCAATAAACCTTTACGTGGTGTAAATGTTTCAGGATCGTACACTAATGGAGTCATGATTAAAGGAATGTATGGAGCGAATACAGCACCTGTTTCCAAGAACTGAGAACCTCTATAACCCATAAGGATTAAGTTTTCAGTCATGTAAGGGTTTTTGTAAACTTTGTAACGACCATTTACTGTTCCAATTTTCTGTACACCGAAAGCATATTCCATTTGATCAGCTTCACCGTTGTTGGTAGAAGCAAATCCTGGGATTGACTCAAGGATAGTAGCGATTGTTGGAGAAGTTACTAAGAAGTTAGCACCTCCACGTAAAGTCAACTGGTGAATTTTATTAGATACTTTTTGGATTTTAGTACCTAATGTTTGGAACCATTGACCTTGTGTGTTGTAGAAACCTTGTGTTCCTGAAGCTGCGCTAAAAGCACCGTTTGAATAAACTGTGTTGTTAATAGCTGACCAGTACTCAGTTGCAGCAGCAGCATCTTCAATCAACATATCTAAAATTTCCAAATCAATTTCCATTGAAATGTACTCAGACATGATGTTTGTTAATTCCGCTTCAGCATCGATGTTTTGGTAAGCAGCTAAATCTTGAGCAAATTCAGGAGTCCATACAGCTTTCAACTTTTTAGTCTTAGCAGTAATGGCTTGTGATTGCATTCTTACGTTGATCTCAGGGATAACGATTTGAGCAGATGACGCAGCATTCGGTACTGAGAAAGAACCTGAAGCTTCGAAATCACCACGACCTGATCCACTGTAGTTATTACCACCTGAATAAGTTGGGATACCATCTACGTTACCATTTTTCTCATAGAAATAAGTAACTGAAGCTGTATTTAAGGCAGTGTAAGTAGCAGAAGACGTAAAGAAGAAAGTAATTGTACCAGCTGTGTAGTTATAAGTTGTAAAAGCTTGTAACAAGTTATTAGGGTTAAATACACCACCATCTTTACTACCTGAAGGTACGAAACCACGAACTGCATCTTGATCAAATCCTGTAAGGATAGAAGCTGTAGTTAATGTTAATGCTATTACTTCACCAAGAACAATAGAAGCTGAATAATCAGAATCAAATTGTAATTGAGCCCATGTAGCATCGATTGCTGAACCTGTACCTGCAGCTATTGGGGATGGAAGTGCTCCACCATTTGCAGATCCTGTAACATTTGCTGATGCTGAAAATTGGTTAGTTGCGTAAGTGAAACGACCTTCTGGACCACCATATAAACCACCTACAGGAGCAGGAGTAGAGAATGGGAATTGAGAAGCTGTGTTTCTGTTACCATACAAAGATGTACCAGCAGTAAATGGAGTCTTAGAATCACCATATTGGAAATCTAAGAAGAACACTAGTCCTGATGGCATGTTCATTGGTTGAACTGAAACGAATTCTTTAGCTACGATTGTACCGAATACTTTACGTACTAAAGGTAATGCAATACCAGCCCAGTTTTCACCTTGTCCGTTAGAAACGAATGATGAGTTAGAAGAGATAGTGTTGTTTTCAGTTACTAATTGTTTTGCTTGATTTTCTAACATGATTGACATGTTATTTTTATCAAACTCTGCCAAACCTTCTAAAAGGCCTGTTTTAGCCCATTTTCCGGCTAATTTAGCAGCGTCGCTCTGTAATGACTTCCAAGAGCCAGCTGCGCTTTCGAGTAATTGTTGTACTTGTGACATTGTTTTTAAGTTGTTTTTTTATTTGTTAAAATTATTTTTTAATTCCAGCTAATGTTTGCCAACGGGCATACTGGTCATTTACTTCAAGAATTGGACTCTTTGTTGGAGCAATACCTGCTGCTTTAGAAGCACCACCAATCATAGATTCTGTTACAGAGGATTTTCTTTCTTTAACTTCACCTGATAGGGTTTCAAATACTAATTTTGCTTCTTTAGTAGTAGTTGCTTTATCAAAGGCTTCCAATACTTTTACTTTTTGATTTTCGGTTAAGTTTTTAGCTCTAAAGACTTTGTTAGTGTAAAGTAATTTAGCATTTAACAAATTAACCTCGTTTAAGTCAGTTTTAATAGTTTCGATAGTAGAATAAGCTTCATCAAGTTTAGCTTCCATTTCTTTTAGCTTTTTCTTGTAATCTTCAACGCCTTCTTCTTCAGCAGTGTCTTTTTTGTCACCACGTTTAGCAGCAGGAACGTCTCCTTTATTACCACCGTACTTTTTTCTTTCTTTTAACTCGGCTACTAATTCGTCGATATTAATTTCCTCTTCTTCACTTTCTTCTTCTTCGCCTTCTTCTTCACCTTCTTCGCCTTCCATTTCACCTTCTAGTTCCCCAGAAGCTACCATATCAGCGATTACTGATTCGATGAATGATTTAAGATCATCTTCAGACATATTTTCAAGATCAACTTCCTCATCTTCTGAATCCTCGATACCATCAGCATCTTCGTCTTCATATCCTTCTTCCTCTTCTGCAACATTACCTTTGGCATTGTTGTCAGCAGGATACTTAGGATCGTTAATTAGGGTGTCTTCACCTTCCATTAAGTCTTCACCTTCTTCCATGTCATCTAATTCTCTAAGAAGTTCATCAAGATCCATTTCGTCCATTTCATCTGCTTCATACATGTCATCAGCTTCAGACATTTTTTTAGTACCTAATTTTTTCATGCCCATTTGGCCTTCGTACCCTTTTTTGTCATTAGCTTCATCCATTTCTGTAGATTCATCCATGTCGAAATTTTCTTTCATTTCCTTCTCATGTTTCATTTCAGCTACTTTCTTGTCTTCAGCTTCATCCATTTCATCCATTTCGGAAAGCTTTGCAGCTAACTTTTCTTTTAGATATGGGGTGAATGCTTCTTCAAGAGCAGCTTTTGCGTTTGCAATAGCAGTTTCTTTAACGGCTTTTGCATCAGCGATTGCTTCTTTTAGCAAGTCTCTGTTGTTCATACTGTTTGTCCTCAAATTTGTTTGTTGGAAATACACTTATTGTTGACGATTGTCGAAGTGTAATAAAATTTATTTTCGTGATGCGATATAAGAAGATCGCATATTACATCGATACATATATCAAGATTCTTTAAAATCGCCAGTTGCATAAAAAAAAAGAAACCCCTACATTTCTGCAGGGGTCGATCTAAAGAGCCTATCTTTAGAGGGGAATTTGCCTAAGGTAGCAGGCATCTTAAAAAATGGGACAAGTCCCATTAGCGCAAAGTATCTCAGTTAATAGAGAATTTACTTTTGCAAATTTATTTTCGGGAAGATTTTCTTTACCTTCTTTTACTAGTTGCATATATGAACCTGGGTTAGAAGGAGTTGAAACAAAATCCCAACATAGTAATTCAAAATCATCTTGTACTTCTAAAGTACCTTCATTCATTTCTTTTAAAGAACCCATGCCGCGAGATGATACACCTACCATAACGTTATTTTCAATAAGGGCTTTTAAAATATTACCTGATATTGTTGGTAGAATTTCTAATGTACCCATTACTTTATCACCAACCCAATAAATTTCACGAATAATATGTGATACGTTTTTTAAATTAATAATTGTGGATTCAGGGTGATCTAATTCACCTGTTGCTCGATTTTCTTTAACAACATCCATGTATTTGTCAATTTCACGTTCCCATAATTCTTTTGGGTAGTATCTTCCATTACCGTTTTTTATTTCGGCAGTAGCAAGTATTCCTTGAACTAGAGGATTACCTGAAGGGGCTTTTAAACCTTCGGTTAAACTTCTAGGTGTTACTAAAAACGGAATAGTTTCAATTAATACTTGTTTCATATTAGTAATTCATTATGTCGTTATCTTCATCAATCACTTCTTCTTTAGCTTTACCTGTCATCTTTTCATAGATTTTTTGAGTTTTAGCTTTATGTTTTTCAAGTTCTTTAATTTCTTTATTAAGAGTTTTAACCATTGATTGATCAATCATTTCTGCTAATTCTTCTGATTCAGCTAATGCTAATTTTGCTTTACGTTTTTCAATAGCTTCATCAATAGCAGTTAATTTAGCTTCTAAAGCAATTGCTTGTGATGATTTTTCTACTTCTTTAATATGGTCATTAATTGAAGGACGTTTTGCTTCGTTTAAACCTTCTTTAACAGCTTTAGGCATATCACCATATCCTGATGATTTGTATTTACCTTTAGGTGCTACAGGATCTCCACCTCCAACAAAATCTTTAGTGTATCCAATTCCTTTAATACCAAATGAAGCTTGAGTATTATAATAAGTAATATCTTTAACCATGTTTTTTAACACGATTTGTTTTAATTCATATACACTTTTATCTTTATTTTTTTCATCCTGCATTTCAGTATAAAAACCCATTAAAAATGACTGACCATAAACGTTGTCAATATTATCAGGATTATTATTATCAAACTGGTTAGCTAAATCTTTAGCTACTTCAGGTGCAGATTTTTCAAATGTATTTTGATCACCATATTCTTTTTGATTTTTAACACCTACTGCTTCTTCTAATTTTTCATTAAAAATTTTAAACCAGTTAGGTTGAGTAGTAGGTTGAGTAACAACACCACCTACAGCTTCACTTAAAAGACTTTTGCTTTTTAAAATAGATACAGCTGAAGTAAAGTCATTACCATGAGTAATATATTCAGGGAACATATTTCTAGCTACTTTAAGAAAATGATCTTTATTACCTTTTCCTTCTTTGATGAGTTGATATTCTTGTTGTAAAGTTTTCATTTTTATTATAAATATTATGTGTATAAAAGTACAGGTGCACTACCAGCAGCTAAACTACAAGAAGTTATTCCTAAGGGAATTGTTACTCCTGCAGGAATTGTGAATGAAGGACCGGTTGCTTCTAATACGGAACCATTGGTTGCGTATGAATTACCATATTTGAATGCTAAGATAGTGGATCCTGTTATTGCCACTGATGAGCCTGTTCCTAAAGAGGTTATACCAGCAAAAGATCCAGTAACTGAACTTCCTGCTGTTAAAATTACTCCACCAAAATTTACGGGTATATTTGCCATGTTTTTTAATCTTTAAATAGTTCTATTAAGTCGTTTACGTAATCATTTGCTAAATCAGTTCCATATACTACAGAAAATGATTCAGGATTAGATCTATAATAATCCATTGTTTTATGTTTTGCTTGTTGTAACAATGGAATTAATTCATTTAATTTTCTTTCTAATTCATCAAAACCTAATAAACGGCTTGAGATGAATTTTTTTTTATCAGGATCAGTAATATTTAATCCTTGTAAATAATCTTCAACATCAGTATTTGCTTCTCGAAGTGGTTTAACAATAATACCTTTTGCAGCTTTATTTAGTTTTTTTTTGTTAACTAATTTATATTTAAAATCAGTTATATATTTGTTTTTTGTAACACCTTCAGGACCTGCAGCAGGACCAGGACCAAATGTTGCTCCGGGACCTTCACTTACTTTTTTAAATCCTGCTTGCGTATAAGCTCCGTATGTAGATTTTCGAGGAGATGGACCATTATGATTTTCACCCTCTCCACCTGATATAAATCCTGAGTCGGAGCCAATTGAAGATAATTCTCCAAGCATTCCTTTAACCTGTTCATATTGATCAGGATAATTTTTTCTTAAATGAGTTCTATAGGCATTAAATGTTTTTTTTAAATCATCAGCAATATCTCTTATGAACGGATCATTTCTTCCATCTTCTGTGCCCAGTAATGCTTGAAGTGATATAACAGCATCATTCATTTTTTCTAATGTTTCTGAAAAACTAGCTAATTTGATTACATCACTTGTTGAGCCACCTGTTTCTTTATCAATGCCTTTATTTTTAAAATATGTTTTTAAATCTTTAGAAAAGAAATCATTTTTCATATCCATGGGGCCATACCTAGCTTCGATACGTTTAATCAATGCTGAGTCTACCTCATTTGGTTTGAGGATAGCACCATCTGCTTCTTTTAATTTATATTTAAAATTACCCATTTGTTTTTACAAGTTCTTCTAAAAGTGCATAATATTGTAACAAGTTAACTAAATCATCATTCCCCACATTAGCCGTTTTGCCTAAAGGTAATAACATATTGTTAACTTCATTTAATTTAATTTTTACAACTTTATCAGTAACTTTTTTAGTCATTTTAGTTAATTCGTCTTTAATTTCCTGAATTTTAGTGTTATAAAATGTTTTTAATTTAGGAGTTGAATCAACTGAATTGATAAATTCTTTAAGTACTGATTTTTGGTTATTATTTAATGATTCATATTTACCATTAAATTTTTCTAATAGTACTTTATAGGTTAAAATACGTAAGTCCTTATCATATGATTGGAATTCAATCATTAAATCCTCTTCTACTTTTTGTTTATCAACAGCACGTGTTGTTAAACTTTCTAAAAGAGAAATTTTGTTTTCAATGATTTGACTAGGATTAGATAAATTTTCGCTATTATAAATTTCAACTAACGTATATAAAGCAGCGTGTGATTTATAACTTGGAAGATTTGTTTTAAAAAACTCTTCTAAATTATAATGTTCGGAAATTTCTTTAATTAAATTATATTTTTGTCTTTTTAAAGTTCCTCTATTAAGGTTCTTAGATGATTCAATAATTGAATTAATTACAACTTCGGCTTTACCTTCAGTTAAATTTTTATACTTAGATAAAGTTTCATACAATTTGTATTCTCTACCTAACTCAGTTCTTACAAAATATTTTTTTAATATATGTGTAGCTTTTGAATCTTTTCCTGACAGAGTGTCTGCAGTAATTTGTCTTACCAAAAGTTCGAAAAGAATTCCTGTATTTTTATACTTAGAATGTTTAATGTTCATTCCCCAAAGGTTTTGTTATAAATATATAAAGATTTTTATTCTCTTATTTGATTTTCATCTAATAGTGATTCTTTGGGTTTTGGTGTTTCAAGTGTGACCTTTTTTACTAAACCTTCAATTAAAGCTCTGTTTTTAAGATACACTTGTTTTGCTTCTAAAGATAATGGAGAACCTCCTTTATATTGAGGACGGATAGAATCCGACTCATTATCATCGTTTTTCATTCCTTTAGCACCTAATCTATCTTTACCAAAATTATCATCTTGTGTATTGCGAGTTGTTGATTTTTCTTCAGGACGTCCCATTTCTAAATCATCTCCATATCCTACAGGTACATTTTCTGGTTGGTCAAACATTCTACCTTTACCATACAATGAAGCTAAATCGTGTGGTGTTCCATATGATTTACCTGTTACTTTTGGGTCATTACCTTCTTCTTCTAATTGTTTATATCTAAAAGTGCGTTTTTGATCTTCAGCTAGTAAATCTCTATATTCATCAAATTCATCTTGGCTGAAATGGAAGACATTATCATAAATCCAATCTGTAGGAAGTAATTTACTTTCCATGATTTTTTGGGCTAATTCAACCTTTTGAGTTAGTAACGCAATTTTTTCTTGGTCGTAAATAATTGATGGACCTGTTAAATCTAATTCAAAATTTGTTAATTCTTCACCTGTGTATCCTTGCGAATATAAGTGAACTAATGCGATCTTATATAATTCTGATAAGGTAATGCGTTGTATACGGTCAATTGTGCGAGCAAAACGAATATCTTCAGCCGCTAATGTAGCTTTACCACTTAAATCCTTATCATAACCCATAAACGCTTTAGGTACTTTAAGGGCAGCAAATAATTTATCACGTAAATAAGTAACATCTTGAATACCATCATATTGTAAACCTGGTGTGGTTTCAATTTTAGTAGATGAATCATTACCACGAACGGGGATATAAAAATCTTCTAATAGATTTTGTTGATTATATTTTAAATTATATTCACCTGTTTGAGAATCCATTAATGGAGTACGTTTCATTGTTGAAATTGTTTTCTGCATGAAATTTTCTACTTCATTTGGAGGAATCGAACCAACATTAATATAAAATATACGACGATCAGGGCTACGTGAAATTCTATGAATTAACATAGCATCTTCCATTAACACGTATTGTTTAAAAATACGACGAGCTGGTTCCAAATATGAACGACCATAAGGAAGATAATTAACATCTGTTAATAATCTAAAATGAGCCATTTCATAATTGTCAAAATAAATACCTGGTTGATTGTCTTGAAATTGGCCTAAAGAAGGAGTACCATAATAACCTGAACCACCTGCATAAATACCTTCAGGTGAATATCTAAATCTTACAGCATTTGGATGTTCTTTATCGTAGTTTTCTTGTCTTTCAATATGATATGCTGTGTAGGGAATAACATTATAAACACCATATTTTTCAGCAATTTCCATTTTAAGGAAAAAGTCACCATATTTACACATTTGGCGAATCCAAGACCATAAATTAAATTCAATATTTAATACATCATAAAATAAGTTATAAAGGACTTGTTGTATATCTTCGTTATTACTTTTAATATGAAGTACTTCTCCCATATCATTTTTAAGGGTAGATTCATCAGAAATAATATCAAGAGCAGAAGCAACAATAGCATCATAGTCCATATTATCATAGTCTGAATAAACCATAGTACGTAAGTACTGCCAATTTATACCAATTTGAGATCCTAGTAAAGATGTGGAAGCTGGGGAGTATAAACGATTATATCTATCCTGTAAGGAATTTGTTGCTACATCTCCGGAACGTTGGATTGAATCAACGTCCATTACTTTTAATTCATTGCCACCTTGATTTCTAATAATGACATCTGTAGAAAATAATCTTTGTAATCGGGTAAATAAACTAGTATCTGCCATTTTGTTTTTTGTTTATATATAAATATTGTAAAATTATCCTAATAACCAACTAATATCTTCCATTCCTTTATCTGTTTGAACGGAATATGGG